GGCAATGCACGGGTTTTCGTCGATGCACGGGTTTTCGGCAATGCACGGGTTTTCGTCGATGCACGGGTTTTCGGCAATGCACGGGTTTTCGGCGATGCACGGGTTTTCGGCAATGCACGGGTTTTCGGCAATGCACAGGTTTCCGGCGATGCACAGGTTTTCGGCGATGCACGGGTTTTCGGCAATGCATGGGTTTCCGGCAATGCATGGGTTTCCGGCAATGCACAGGTTTCCGGCGATGCACAGGTTTTCGGCGATGCACGGGTTTCCGGCGATAAGGATTATGCATATGCTCACGGTTTCGGATCTTGTAATCGCACAACCACATTCTTCCGGCTTAAAGATGGAGATGTAGGCGTACGCTGTGGATGTTTCTACGGAACGCTTGCGCAGTTCAGAGATAATGTCTGCGAAACGCATGGAGAGACAAAGAAAGCACAAGAATATTTAATGTTAGCGGACTTAATGGATTTCAGATTCAAAAATTAAAAAAAACTAACGAAAGGAGATTTGTAAAGATGATTACATGCGATAAAGGGAATGTGGAAATGGAAGGAAATTTAATATTATTAGAAGCAGAAACAATCGCGATATTAAGAGGAATAAGAAACACCCTCGAAGAATCGTGTGAAAAAAAACATGCAGAAGAATTAATGCAAAAAATATTTGAATTATCCGCAATGACACGAGAAGAAATAGAAGAGGAAATGAAAAAATTAGCACAAGAAATAGAGAGAGAAATAGCGGAACACCTAATGAAATGAACGAGGAGCTTATTTTGTGGATCATCCGCTGGGAAGATCCGTACGCATTAGAGTGTAAGACAATGACCAGACTGGAAGTCGAAAAGTACGCTCAAGAAAATCAAAAAAGCGCGGAGGTACATATATAATCAATTAAAAAATGTGAATAAATTAAGTAGAAAGGAAAGAAGATGTATGAAAATAATTAAATTAAAAAGTATTCACATCCAGAATTTTAAGGGATGTGTGAACAAGTTAATTTCATTCGGCGAATTAACGAAAATATATGGCGCAAATGCAACTGGAAAGACAACGGTATTTGATGCTTTCACATGGTTGTTGTTCGGAAAAGATTCGCATGGAAGTGCAAAGTTTGATATTCGCACATTAGATAAAGACGGAAAGATGATTGACAATCTGGAAATATGCGTAGAAGCAATCCTTTCTGTCGATGGAGAAGAATATACCTTGAAAAAAGTTCAAAAACAAAAATTTGTGAAGAAAAGAGGGACAGGAACAACAGAGTTTCAAGGAAATGTTAATGAGTTTGAAATCAACGGTTATCCGAAATCAGAAAAAGATTTTAAAGAGTTTATTTCCGGCATGATTGACGAAAAGATTTTCAACCTTGTTACAAATCCGATCGCATTTACTTCTTTACCATGGAAAGAGCAGAGAGAAATTTTGATGCAGTTTGTTGTAGAAAAACCGGATGCACAGATTGCAGAGGAGTATGGGGATAAGTTCTTAAAACTGATTCCAGAACTTAGAATTGCAAGTACGGATGATATTCTGAAAAAGTATACGAAAGCGAAGAATACATTAAAAGAGAAAATGACAGAGATCCCGGCACGCATTGATGAAGTATCGAAACAGCTTGTCACAGTAGATGTCGGTGCTCTTGAAGTGGAAAAAGCTGCGAAAGAAACTGCTTTGAAAAAAGTAGAGGATAAACTTGCTGGTGGAACTGAGAAAAGCAAAGAGATCAATGCTAAAAGAGAACAAGTGATGAACCTGAAATTTGATTTAAGCGATATCAGCAATAAAGAAACAGAGATTCTGATGGAAAAGAGAAGAGGTGTGGCTTCTGAATGCAACGAAGTAGAAGAAAAACTAATGTCTTTGAAAAGACAGGCTAATTCTATTGCGGTGGATATCGAAAGCGCAGAAAAGCAAAAAGAGAGTGCGGAAACTGATAAAAAGAAATTTATAGATGAATGGAGACGCGAAAAAGCAAGCGTGTTCCCAGAAATGAAGACATTCCTAGAATATACGCCATTGCCGGAACTTGCAGAAGACGATTTGATTTGTCCGACTTGCGGTCAATCTCTTCCGAAAGAAGTTCGAGAAAAGCGTATTTCTGATTATGAGGAAAGAAAGAAAAATGACGAAGAGAGATATAAAAAATCGAAGGCTGAATATGAAGAACGCTACATTTCAGATAAAGAAAAGTTTGAAAAGAACAGAGAAAACAATCTGAAATCCATTACAGAAAAAGGACAGAAAGCAGCAGATAATATTCGAGAATATCAGAAAATCATTAATGATAAACAACAGGAACTGGAAGCAGTCAATGCAGAAATCGCAAAATTCGAAGAAACATTAAAAGAAAAGGAAGAAATCATTGATTCAATCCCGGCTGTAGCCGATATGTCAAAAAATGAAGAGTACCAAAAAATCAGCGAACAGATTCTTATGTTGGAAAACGAAATCGAAGAAATGAGCAAAGAAACAGTTGGAAAAACCGAATTGGAAGCGAAAAAAGCTGTTTTGCGTGATGAAATCTCAGATATTGTTGCGAAAATCAAATCTGCGGACAATTCAAAAGTTAAAGAGCGTATTGAAGAGTTGGAAAAAGAGAAAGCGGAAGTCGGACAGAAGATTGCAGAACAGGAACAAATGATTGATTTAACAGAAGAATTTATCAGAGAGAAAATGAATCGAATTTCTTCTGTGATTAACGAGAAGTTTAAGGTTGTATCGTTCCGATTGTTTGAAAATCAGATAAACGGTGGTTTGAAAGAATGTTGCGAATGTACGGTAAACGGCGTTCCGTATTCATCATTAAATAACGGGCATAGAATTATCGCTGGCTTAGATATTATCTCTTCTCTTTCTAAATTGAATGGTGTTGATTGCCCTATTTTCTTAGATAATGCAGAGTCGATTTCAAAAGATAACTTGCCTGATGTTCAGTCACAACTTATATGCATGTATGTAACAGATGACAAGGAACTGAAAGTGGAGGTGTAACATGGCGATGCCCAAATTAGAAAAGCAATTTGAATACAAAGGATTTCCATGCGTAATTCTGTTTATGCCAACTGGCTATCGTTGCGGATATGTATGGATTCCGAAAGAAGTGAAAATTGATATAGATAATATTGGTTGTCACGGAGGTATTACATATAATAGCGACCATTTATATCATCAAGAACGGAAAGATTTGCGCTGGATAGGTTTTGATTGCGCACACTGCTTTGATGGGTACGATGTAGAAACTGCAAAACGGTTATTCTCTGACAATGAAAAAGCAATAAAAGAAATAATTGTTTTGGAAAACAGGGGTTATTTCGCTGTTTGCAATGAGGATAATCCTATTCGGACTCTTGATTATTGCGAGGAAGAATGTAAAAAAATCGTAAATCAAGTTGTAGAAAGGATGGAATGTAAATGATCGCAATTAAAGCACGATACTTAAAACATGGAGAACCCATTGGAAAAGACTATGTTTTTGCTTGTAACTTTCTTCCGAAACTGGGAGATATTGTAAAAGCCGGAAAAGCAAAGGCGGTTGTGACGGAAGTAGATACATCAGATGGTGCGGTTTATAAGTACGATGGAGAATTGAGAGTAGCAGAAGAAATGGAGGAGTAGTAACAAATGAAAGAAGAATTACTTAACATTGCCATGCAGTCTTTATCTGATGATGATGTGAAAGAAATTGTAAAAGATAAGTTTAAAAAGATGATAGAAAGAGCAGTAGAAGATGCTTTTAAGTGGGGAGATGCGGAAAAAGCAATTAAAAGAAAGGTTACAGAGGTTATGGTTCCGTATATTGAAAAATATGACTTCTCCGAATATCTTCCTAAGTTAGATTCGGTTTTGACGGAAATTGTCAATTCTGATGCTTGCATGGGAAATAAAACGATTCTTGAAAATTTCAGAGATTTGATGATTGAACCAGAGCAAAAAGAAATCAAAGTAACTGATTTATTTAAGATTTGGAAAAAGCGGTGCGAAAAGGAAATTGATACAGATGGATTGGAAATTGATTACGATGATGGAGTTTCTTATTCGTGTGTAGACTGCGAAATGAGCGTAGAAGAACTTGATAAACCGTCATGGGGAAATGTACAAAGAGCAGTAATTACATTTCAAAACGAGCACGATGAATCACTTAATATCGAAATTCCTATTTCGAAATGGGCGCGGGATAGTGGAAAAGAAAAACCGTATACACTTTCATTAGAAAACGATTTGATGATTTCATCGTTGAGGTATATGGATGATTTCAAGATATTACTTATGCGTCTTACTAGAGCAAGAACATCAATCATTATTGATAAAGATTATGATACTGATGATATTTTTCCGGAAGCAGAACCAGAATCAAGTTTTAGTTAGTAGAAGAGGAGGAATAAATTATGTCAGAAAATACACAGGTGGTAACGCAGAATACAGGAACAGTAGCACAGAAACCAAAGACATTTGATATGGCTTTAATGGAGAAACTGGATAGCGTGAATGACGCACTTCCGAAAGATTTTAATAAACAGAGATTCGTGCAGAATACTCTTGCGCTGATCCACGATAACCCAAAACTCATGGAGTATAAGCAGTCGGAGATTATGTCCGGCTTGATGAAAGGTGCTACGCTGGGATTGGACTTCTTCAACAAAGAAGCATACCTCGTTCCATATGGAAGCCAGTTGAATTATCAGACGGATTATCGTGGAGCAAAGAAACTCGCAAAGAAGTATTCTATCCGTCCAATCAAGGATATTTACGCAAAACTTGTTCGTGAAGGTGATGAATTCGAAGAAGTTATCGAAAACGGAGAGCAGGGAATCAACTTCAAACCAAAGGCTTTTAATGATGGAAAGATTATTGGCGCATTTGCAGTGTGCTTATTCGCCGATGGGGGAATGGTATACGACACAATGAGCCTTGCAGACTTGGAGAACACAAGAAAATCCAGTAAGGCGAGCAATTCTCCGGCTTGGAAGAATTTCACCGGGGAAATGTATAAAAAGACAGTGCTGCATAGACTTTGCAAACATATTGAACTTGATTTTGAGAATCCGACTCAGCAGAGTAACTTTATGGCTGGAATGGAAATTGAAACAGATGTAAGCGAGATTGCACACAGAAAAATCGCAGAAAACGAAAATTCACAGCCATTTGAAGTTGTGGCAGACGTGGAAGCGAAAGAAGAACCAAGTTTCGTGACGGAGGGATAGAAAATGAGAGTAATTAGCCAGGATGGAATGCAAGATATTCCGTATAAGAAATTTGTATTTTCAATTACAAAAGACAACAGGATTGTAGCAACGATAGGTTGTACTGCTCCTCCAACAGAATTGTATATGTCATCAGTTGCAAAATATTCTATACAAGAAAAAGCCATGAAAGCAATGGAAATGTTGAGAAGTGCTTATACAGGGATGCCAGTTGTTTTTCAAAATATAGAACCTTCAGAAAAGTTTAGGGAATTACTTGAAATAACAAAAACGAACGGAATTATCACAATCACAGATGATAAAAAGTCGAAAATCGAATATGTCAATAATGTGATTTTTCAGTTTCCGAAAGATGAAGATGTGGAGGTATAGTATATGAAATTACATTTTTACATTTTGAAAGGACTATACGGAAGTAATCCAAAACTCACATATTCTGAATGTGAAGTGGACGAAAAGCCAAAAACTTATAAACCGATAAGCAGATTCCCGGACGGATATTTTAGTTCGTTCGTTAAAAAAGAAGATGTTGCGAGTTTAATCGGAGGAAACGTAGTTGTCTTAGAAGAAAAAGATGATAAGAAAGCAAAAGAAATATTTGCACATTATTTTGATCGAGCCATTGATCTTAAGAAAAGTGAAATAGATAACTTGGAAAAAAGTTAAAAGCTATTAACGAATTTGGGGATGTATAGCATGGACGAAGCAGAGAAAATAAAGATTATTGCCGAACATTACGGATATGACTCGCAAAGCAGACAGTGCATTGAAGAGATGGCAGAATTGACACAAGCCATCAATAAGTGGTGGAGAGTTTGCGGAAACGGTCAAAGGACTGAGAAAAGTATTGCAGAGTGCAGAGACAATTTGGTTGAAGAAATTGCGGATGTGCAGATTATGTTATGGCAGATCGAATACCTGCTTCTTTCTACACCGGAAGTAAATCAGATGATTACACAGAAATTGAACAGGCAGTTGGAAAGGATTAAGAGAGAATGGTTGAATTTGAACAATTAAGCTTTTTAGACGATGAAAAACCTTTATTCAAAATTAAAAATCCCATTATGTTGATTGAACTTTTTGCAGGAGTTGGAAGTCAAGCAATGGCACTTAGAGATTTAGGAGCAGATTTTGAACATTACAGAGTGGTTGAACTCGATAAGTATGCTATTAAAAGTTATAACTCAATTCATGGAACAGAATTTCCAAAAATGGACATTACCCAAATTCATGGTTCAGATTTAGGAATTGAAGATGTAGAAAAGTTTACATATTTGATGACATATTCATTTCCATGCCAAGATTTATCAGTTGCCGGGAAACAAAAAGGAATGGCAAAAGACAGTGGTACAAGGTCTGGATTGTTGTGGGAAGTGGAACGATTGTTGAATGAAGTTGAGAATTTGCCACAAGTGCTGCTTATGGAAAATGTGCCACAGGTTCACGGAAAGAAAAATATAGAAGATTTTCAAAACTGGATATCATTTCTTGAAAGTAAAGGCTATTCGAATTATTGGCAAGACCTAAACGCAAAGAATTATGGAGTTGCACAAAATAGAAATCGTTGCTTTATGGTTAGCATTTTGGGAGATTGGAAGTTTACATTTCCAGAACCAATAGAACTAAAAAGAGTAATGAAAGACTATTTAGAAGATGTAGTAGATGAGAAGTATTACATAAACAATGAGAAAGCGCAAAAGCTGATACAAAAACTTATTGACAATGGAACACTTCAAAATACAATTCCTACAGACGGACAGACGGACAGACGGACAGACGGACAGACGGACAGACGGACAGTTGACGGAACTGTCAATAAGCCAAAGGCAAGAGCAATTGGAAATTGTATCAAAGCAAGGTATGATGCCGGTATCAGCAATTTGCGGTCAGACGGAAACTGTGTTGTTGAAAGCAATAGACTTGTCACTTAACAACCCAAAAGAAAAAGATATTTCTAATTGTATTTTGTCTCATGTTTCAAAAGACGGAAATTCAATAGGGAAATATGCATCATTAAACAACGGAGTGATTGAATGCAAGATGTAAAGGTTATAGGTTCATTTGAAAGCAAGTTTGAGAGTACGAACCGAATTTATGACGAGGGGTGGTGTAGTCCAACATTGAGTACAATGCAAGGCGGAAATAAAGAACCGAAAATTTTACAAGCTAGTTCGATACGAATGGTGCGAACGGAAGAGGGCAAAGCATTGAGAAAACAATATGAAAACCACGAATTGCAACACGGATTTAATGAATATCGAGAGCCGGAGTTAAGGAAAGACGGAGTGACTAATACATTAAGTACGGTTCCAAAAGATAATTATGTTTGCGTTGCTATGCGTGGCAGAAATCCGGAGAATCCATCAGACAGAACGTCAGGAGTACATACAGAGCAATGCTTGGAAATAAATCAAAACGGAACGAGTAATACGCTCACAAGCGTTCAGAAAGACAATCTAGTGATGCAAACCAATAATTGCATTGATATACAATACAGAATACGAAAACTAACTCCGAGAGAATGTTGGAGATTAATGGATTTCAAAGATTATGATTTTGAAAAAGCACAAGAAGTAAATTCAAATACACAGTTGTATAAACAAGCAGGGAATTCGATTGTGAAGAATGTGCTTGTTGCAATATTTGGACAAATGATTGATGGAAAGGAAAATGTTTACAAGGAGGTGGTCTAATGCTTATGAAATGTATAAATTCTGGTAGTAGTGGTAATGGATATGCACTCATTTCAGATGATGAAGTTCTACTAATAGAATGTGGAGTTCCGTCGAAAGAAATGTTGCGTGCGATTGATTATCAGACAAGTAAAGTTGCCGGATGCCTTATCTCTCATGAGCATGGTTAAGGAGACCATGCAAAGTATATCAAGCAGTACATGAAATACGGTATCAAGTGTTACACCTCTGATGAGGTACAGGAACGTATTGAAACAATCTATGGAGAAAAAACGATAGGAATGAATCGTATGCACGTTGCAAAAATCGGTTCATTCCAAGTGATACCGTTCCAGTCACCACATAACGGTACAGAATGTGACGGTTTCTTGATTAAACATGAAAAAATAGGTTGCTTGCTATTTATTACAGACGCAGAATATTGCAAATATGATTTCTCAAAAATGGGTATCAACCATGCAATGATCGAGTGCAATTATTCCGAGGATTACTTAGATGTGGAAGAAAATCAAGGTAAAACAAATCATGTACTGCAAGGACACATGGAATTACAAACTTGTAAAAGGCTCATACAGACGATTAACAGTCCAATGCTAAGAAGTGTAGGCTTACTGCATTTAAGTTCACAGAATGGAAATCCTGAACGATTCAGAGAGGAAATAGAAGAATTGGTCGATTGTGATGTAGATGTGTGGGTAGCAGAAAAAGGTATAGAAAGGGAATTACGGTTGGAACCGTTTTAGGTGAGAAATGAAAGAAACATTAAAAGTCAAAGATATTCTTTCGCATTGCGAAGAATCTGCGAAAAAGTGCAGAATTTTAGCAGATAAGGCAATCGAGAATGTCGGTCATGGAGAAAGTGAAGAATCAGCGATTGGGGCGTGTGCGTTCTTCATGCAGGAGCAGAGAATGTATCGGCAGATTATACCGGACATTATAAAAGAGCTTGCAGAAAGTGAGGATAAGGAATGAACAGCATTGTAATTGTCGGTCGGGCGGTCAGAGACGCAGAAGTGAGATATTCCACAGGCGAAAAGTCAACAGCATTTGGAAATTACACACTTGCAGTTGATAGACCGTACAAAAAAGACGGAGAGAAAGAAACAGATTTTATCATGTGCAAGGTAGTTGGGAAAACTGCTGAATTTGCAGAAAAGTATATCACAAAAGGTGTGAAGATGATCGTTCGTGGTCGCATGCAGATTGATAACTACACAGACAGGTACGGAAACAAAAGACAATCAGCGTATGTTTTCGTTGAGCAACAGGAATTTGCAGAAAGCAAAAATGCGAATCAGCAGAATAACAATGTGCAGGCTGGTCCGTCACCTTTTGGTAATATGCCTACCGATTCGGAGGGGTTCATGAACATTCCTGATGGAATAGACGAAGAATTACCATTTAATTAAAAGAAGGCGGTGACAAAGATTGAGTTATCAAAACTTTAGACAAATAAAGGCTATTGAGCAAAAGAATAAACAACGGTTGCTTGAGGTTAATTCGAGGTTAGATGATGAAAGTGGAATTTACTTTCTGACAAGAGAAGATGAACAAGGTTTCCGATACGCTTACATCGGACAAGCAGTACACATTTTGACTAGACTTGCGCAACACCTTGTCGGTTATCAGCATATTGATTTGTCGCTGAAAAAGCATGGTCTGTATTCAGAAGAGAATCCGTATGGGTGGAAAGTGAATTTTAGACACTATACAACAAATTTGCTTGATAAAATGGAGCAGTTATGGATTAAGCAGTATGCGGATAAAGGTTATCAGTTAAGAAATAAAACTTCTGGAAGTCAAGGCGAGGGAAAGGCACAGATTGCAGATTATCGACCGCAGAAAGGTTACAGAGACGGTTTAAAACAAGGAAGAATTAATCTAGCTAGGGAATTATCATCTATCGCAGAAAAGCACCTTAAAATCGAAATTAGAGATGACAAGAAGAACAATAAGATTTCACAGAGACAGTTTGAGAAGTTTAAGGAACTGTTAGGAACCGAAAATTATATGGGAGGAAATTAAATGTGTAACATGAACAAAATTTTAGAAAAAGCAAAAGAATTAGTAGCAATGTTGGAGGAAAAGGAAATATCGGATAAAGTTGAACTTTCCACAGTTTCTCCGGGCTGTGTGATTGACCTTGGGGAAGATGAATTTGTGGTGTTAGACCATGATGATGGCGGAACATTGATTATTTCAAAGGGTTTCATGGAAGAAAATGTGAAATTTGGTGATAACACTGATTTCAATGGTTCTAATGTGCAGCGTGTGTTGTATGAAGATATTCTTCCGAAGATTGAAGCAACTGTTGGAAAAGACAATGTTCTTTCACAGACTGTGAAATTAACAACAGTTGATAATCAGAATATTTATGAAGATGTGACTGGAAGAATCCGGTTACTGACATTTGATGAAGTTAGAAAATACAATCCGTTGATCGTGAATAAAGATTTGGATGATTATTGGTGGACAATGACTCCGTGGACAAGCAATGATAGATGGAAATATCCAATCGCCGTTGTTTCGCCGGTTGGCGGCATCAGCAGCTGGGGCTGCAATGACGGCGACGGTGTTCGCCCAGTTTTGTATCTTAAATCTAATATCTTTGTATCTTTGGGAGGAAAATTCGATGAGAAATAAACTTGAGCAAAAATTAAATGAACTGGAACGGAAGTTAGACGACGGTTTAAATGAATTAAAAAAGTTAAAAGCAAAATTAGAAGCGGAAAAGCTCGCAGGATTAAAAATCGGAGATACCTTTGAATTAATTGGGAAGAAATGGAAGATTCTGGATTCGAATGAAAATGACATGCTATGCATTTGTATGGAATCTCTAGGAGATAAAACATTTGATTCAGAATGCAACAAATGGACATCAAGTAATTTAAGAAATTATCTCAATACAGAAATATATAAAAAAATCTGTGAAGAAATTGGTGAAGAGAATGTGATTGAGTTTGAACGCAATCTGTTGTCTCTTGATGGTCAAACAGAGTACGGAGCTTGCAAAGATTTTGTTTCATTGATTTCGATTGATGAATACAGAACGTATCGAAGTCTGATTCCAAATTTTGATGAATGGTGGTGGATGCTTTCACCGTATAGCACAAAATGTAACGAGGATTCAAGTTATGTTTCCGTTGTTTCGCCGGTTGGCGGCTTCTACGACTGGGGCTGCAATAGCGGCGGCGGTGTTCGCCCAGTTTGTATCTTTTCATCTACGCTCTTTGAATCAGAGGATGAGTAAATGGCAGAAACAGAGTTGCAGGTAATTTTAAAAGCAATGGAACTTTCCGAGCATACATTGAGACTGACATCGAACTGTAACCGTTATCCAAAAAAATATCGGTTTTCACTTGTAGATAAAATGCAAAATAAATGTCTTTGTATCTACGAATCGTTGATGGAAGCAAACCGGACTGACATAAGAGAATATAAACGTGAACGTCTGGAATTGCAGACCAAAGCGATTACATATTGCGATGAGATGTTGTTTTATATCGAATTATCTATGAAACTAAACATCATCAATACAAAAAGCATGGAATATTGGTCGAAAATGGTAAAAGATATTAAACACATGACGATCGCTTGGAGGAAGAAAGATAGAGGAAGATAGTAAAATCATAGGTTATATATCGTTAAACCGTTGTTTCGCCGGTTGGCGACATCAACAACAGGAACTACAATAACAGCAACGGTGTTCGCCCATTCTGTATTACAGACAGTCGGAGTAGGCAGCAAGCTGAAACCAGAGAAAGAGATACAAAAAGATGTATGACCTTCCCCAAATGGGTAAATACAAAGGAGTTTATGAAATGGACAAGGACATTATTACGAATTTTGAAAATCTGTACCGCGCTTATAAAAAAGCGAAACTTGGTAAAAGTCATAATGGAAGTTGTGCAAGATTTCAAAATATGAGTCTTGAGGGAATTCATCTGCTGAAAGAACAATTAGAAAACCAGACGTATCAGATTGGAAAGTACAGTCAGTTTAAGATTTATGAGCCAAAAGAGCGAGTGATAATGTCCTGCTCATTCAAAGATAAGGTTGTTCAGCATTGTTTGTGTGATAATATCTTGCATCCACGATTGCAAAATGTGTTCATTGAAACTAATTCTGCCGGGCAAGTTGGTAAAGGTACGTTATTCGGTATGGATAAGTTGAAAGAACAAATGCTGGCATTCTATAGAGAACATAGAATAGATGGTTGGATTTTGAAATGCGACATTGCAAAATTCTTTTACAGTATCAACCATGAGGTCTTGAAAGATATTGTGGATTACTATTTTCCGAATAGTTATACAACATGGTTGAACCACTTGTTTATTGATAGCACGAACGGTTTTGGACTTCCACTAGGAAATCAAGTTGCACAAGTATATGCCTTAATGATGTTGGACTGCATTGATCATATGATAACTGGAGAGCTTGGAATCAGATATTACGGTCGATATATGGATGATTTCTATTTGATACACTACGATAAATCATATTTGAAATACTGCCTTCTTTATATAGAAGAAATGGTTTCAAGTTTAGGATTATCACTGAATGGGAAAACACAAATTTGTCCGTTCAAAAATGGTATTCGGTATCTTGGGTTTCATCATTATATGACGAAAGATGGAAAATATATTCGACGGTTGAATTCCGAAAATAAACGTAGAGCGAAGAAGAAAGTCAGAAATATGTTGCGATTGTTAAAAGCAAGGAAAATAAGTGAGAAAGAATTTCAAAATAAGTACGGTTCGTGGAAGAATCATGCCTCACATGGAAATACAGTGAAGCTGGTACATTCAATGGATTTGCACATAAAATCAGAGATTGAGAAAGGATAGGTTATATAAAACGGTAATTTTATGATAACGGAGTACCTCTGAAATGAGCGGCTGGATAAAAATACATAGAGACATTTTGTATCACGAAATATGGAGTGATAAGCCATTTTCAAAAGGGCAGGCGTGGATAGACCTTATTCTACTGGCGAATCATTCAGACAATAAATGCATGGTCGGGAATAAGGTGGAAGAAGTTAAACGTGGTAGTTTTATCACATCAGAATTGAAATTGATGGACAGATGGGGATGGGGCAGAAAAAAGGTTCAGTTGTTCTTGAAGTTTCTGGAAAGTGACTCCATGATTGTCCGAAGTGCGAACAACAAAAGAACAGCAATAACCATTGTGAATTATGATGTTTATCAATATCAGGGAACATCAAAAGAACAACAAAAGAACAACAAAGGAACATCAAAAGCACACAAACAAGAAAGAAAGAATGAAAAGAATGTAAGAAATTATAATAATTTCGAGCGTAGGAAGTACGACATGGATTCACTAGAAAGTAAGTTGATGGAGGTGAATATGAATGGCAAAATCAATAAAGCATAGTTTCAATGGAAGTCCAAGGAAACAGTCGATAGGATACAAGACTGGTAATATGGCAGCTTTTATGTATGCCGGTTCAAAACGAAAGAGAAAGAAAAGGGCGAAAGGAAAATGAAAAACGTGATGTTGAAGATTATATAAAAAATAGAATGTGAATTATACTTAGGAGATGAACTATATGGAAATATTAGAGAAGATTTTGGAAGAGGTAACGCAATATACAAAAGATGTATACGAATGCGATCTTGACGATATCGTTGAGTATCAAAGAAGAAACAAAGAGGATAAATGTACATATATTGTACAAGGAATTGAAGAAGCAACAGAGTTTATCCGTTCACACATGGATGAAACTATTTCTGAAATGGAAAAAGTTGAAAAAGAGAAAGTAACAAGCGCAGAGATAATAACCAGACAAATTGATGGAAAACCATATTATCATATTAAGTTTAAAAAAGTCGGTGAAGATGAATACACCATAGGGTATAGTTCTTTCAAATTGGATTATGTTGTTAAATGGCTTAATGATTACTTTGAGTTTTACGGAGAAGCAAAGGTATCTTGTGATGATAACGGTTGGATTCCGGTACAAGGGCGGTTACCGGAAGATAATCATAAAGGAATCTATGATATGCAACTGGTTACTCTTGAAGATGGAGAAGTATGTATGGGAGTGTATAATAATCGCGAAAAAGAATGGTGGACTAGAAAACAAGAGGGAGAAAGATGGTATACAAATAAGCATAATGTTATTGCATGGCAACCTCTTCCAGAACCATACAAGGAGGAAAAGAAATGCTGAGAAAGGCCAAAACAAACGAAGCACAGCGCCGGAAGCAGGCAGAGAGCATCCGGCAACGCGGAATTGAGCAGATGGCAGAGCATGATCCATCCGCGACGGCAAAGCGTCAGATGAATCACAAGCCATATCAGGCTGCGGTACTGATCCGGGAGCAGGGAGAGCAGATGCGAAGAGAAACAGCAGAATCTTGGTTAAAACGAAAAAATGTATTAATTTAATAGAAAGGAACTTAAGGCTTATGAGATTAGGAAAGTATTTATCCTCATTGACTAAGCCGGAACTTGAAGAATTAAGAGATTTATTAAATTTATCCGATGATGAATATCCGATTTTTGAAGAATTATCTCACGGTAGAAGCAAAGTATATATTTCCGATCAATGTAAAATATGTGTTTCTACCGTGGATAATCGGATAAGAGCAATTCGGAAGAAATTAGAACGGTTACAGAATGGTGGTGTTACCGGTGGCTGAGTTATCAAAAGCTGAATTATTGAATTATGCGGTAGAAAATGGTATAGTTGATATCAACACCATAACCAAGCAAATTGAGATGAATGAAAGAAAAAAATATCTTGAAATGCACAAATATGAAATTTGGCAAGGGGAAAAAGACAACAAATGGTATACTTACTTGCCGGATGATAAGAAAGGGAGGCGTTTACTAAAGCGGATTTCGTTGGAGTCGCTGCAAGAGTGTATTATTTCCTATTATAAAGAAGAAAAATATAATCCAACGGTATATGATATTTTTAAGGAGTGGATTGACGGTAAATTAGATCGTGACGAAATACAAAAATCTACTTGGGATAGATATTACAGACAATACGATGAAAGCATGAGGGACTTTGGAAAAAGAAGAATAAAATCCATTGAGGAATGTGACATTGAAGATTTTATACTTTCTGCTATCCATGAGAACGAGTTGACTTCAAAAGGGTATAGTAATCTACGGACATTAATTTATGGCACGTTTAAGAGGGCAAAAAAGAGAAAGCTGGTCGGATTTAGCATAACAGAAGTGATTTCAGATATGGAAATATCGAAAAAGAGTTTTAGAAAAAATATAAAACAAGACGAAGAGTTGGTATTTTCAGAAATTGAAAAGGACAAAATCATCAATCATATCAAGGATTCAGATATGGATATTATTTCTCTTGGTATACTTTTGTATTTTAAAACCGGTATGAGACCAGGGGAACTAGTAGCGATAAAACAGTCGGACATCAATGAACGTGTTATACATATATGCAGAACTGAAATTTGCTACAAAAATGAAAATAAAAAGAACGTATATGAGGTTCGTGATTTTCCTAAAACAGAAGCAGGGATACGCGATATAATTCTTCCCACCTCATCAAAATGGATTATTAAAAAAATAAAAATGATAAATCCTTTTGGGGAATATCTATTTGAATTAAACGGGAAAAGAATAAGAACATATAGTTTTACATCAAGATTAAAGTCAATATGCAAAAAGCTAGATATTAGTCCGAAGTCTTTAAATAAAATAAGAAAAACTTATGCCACCACTTTAATAGACAGTGGAGTAGAAGAGTCTTTGATTATATCTCAAATGGGACATACAGATATTGATACAACAAAAAAATATTATTACAAAAACAGAAAAAATCTGGAACAAAAAGAAAAGGCAATAGATATGGTTTCTAATCTATAAAGTAATCAAAAAGTAATCAAAGGTAATCATAATAAAAACTGAAAAACCCTTATTTTTCAATGAATTTTGAGGTTTTGAAAGGGGTTCGATTCCCCTCGGAGTCACTTTTTTAAAGTGCTGAAAGCCTTGAAAATATGCGGGTTTTCAGCATTTTTTATTTTTTGAAAAAACAGAAGGTAATCAAAAAGGTAATCAAAAGCTAAAAGAAAGGAAAATGGTTATGGTGTTCTTTTAGTTTTCCTTTAAGTAAAAAGTATATTGAATATTAAGCGAACGCTGTGTTAGTGCGTTCTTTTTTTATGCGAAAATTTAAGCATAAGGAGGTATATTTTATGCTTACCGATGAATTTTTAGAAAGAGTTTTTGCGAACAAAGAAATGCAGAAAATGCCGATCGGTTGTCAATCGACCGCTGTTCATGCATTTCAAAAAGTTTTAGAAGATATGAAGGAGGAAAATCCTTATGCAGACTTATCCGCAATATTATCCTCAGATGAATAATTATGGTCAACAGTACAATCCGCAACAACCTTATATGGATAGGTTGGCAGGTTTACAGCAATATCAACAGACGTTACAACAACCGCAAATGGCAGGGATACAAATGTCCTTACCAAATCAGCCTATCGGATTGAATGGGAAAGTGGTAGATACTATAGAACAAATCACAGCGAATGATGTTCCGATGGATGGAAGTGTTGCAATCTTTCCCAAAAAAGATATGTCGGAGATTTATTTAAAGTCATGGACGCCGAACGGAACAATCGCAACCGTAGTTTATCATCCAGTCATGGAAGAGTCAAGCAATTCTGCATCAGTTCAAGATAATTTAAAAATAGGATTATCCGATGAAGTGACAGAAATATTTATGCAGAAGTTTGACGAACTCGCAAATAAGATTGAAGAACTAGAAAAATCTATGACTAAACCAATGACAAAAACAACGGTTTCTAGGACTAAAAAGGAGAGTGAGACATAATGAATCCTTTGACAATGATAGGACAAATGATAAAAAATGGAGGAAATCCGCAGCAGATTTTCCGACAGATGATGGGGAATAATCCTGCAATGAATAATCCAATTATGAAAAATGCGTTTGAAATGGCGCAAAAAGGAGACTCAAGAGGGGTCGAAGAACTTGCAAGGAATTTGTGCAAGGAAAAAGGGATTAATCCCGATGAAGCAATAGAAAAAGTTAGACAGCAATTAGGAATGTAGCATATTAGAGGTTGCCGGCATAATACTTAAGTTCCTCTTTATGAATAAAAAATAAGGAGGACATCTAATATGTTCAATACAGGTAATTGTTCCGTTCCATTGGTAGCATCTATTGATGGAAATGGAAACAACGGAAATGGTTTCGGAGATGGCGGCTGGGCATGGTGGATCATTATTCTCTTAATCTTCGGATGGGGCGGTAATGGTTTTGGCTTCGGTGGTAATGGTGGAGCAAATTCACCTGGATTACAAGGACTTGCAACAAGAGCAGATATCAATGAAGGATTTGCTCTGAACAACTTGCAGTCTGGAATTAACGCTTTGCAGCAAGGAATTTGCGACAGCACCTATGCGTTAAATAATGCAATCACAAACGGTTTCAACAACACAAACATGGGAATGATGCAGGGATTTAACGGCGTAGAACGTGGCTTCTGTAATCTTTCTGCACAGTTGGCTCAGTGCTGCTGTGATAACAGAGAAGCAATTTCACAAGTTCGTTACGACATTGCAACTCAGGCTTGCGACACAAGAAACGTGATTCAGAACAGCACGAAAGATATTATCGAGGGTCAGAACGCAGGAACAAGAGCAATCCTTGACTTCTTAACACAGGACAAGATTGCATCTCTTCAGGCTGAAAATCAGAGCCTTAAGTTCCAGGCTTCTCAGACAGCTCAGAATGCTTACATCACTGCTAGTCAGGATGCACAGACAGCGGAATTGATCCGAAGACTTGGAGTTGATTGTCCGCAACCGGCTTACGTGGTTCAACCGCCACAGCCAGTCACATTTCCTAACTACAACTCTTGCGGTTGTGGATGCGCGTAATTAAATAAACTCGCCGATTTAGGCTGATAACATTTCTATGGGATAGGTCTAAAGGCTTATCCCATATTGATTTAAGGAGGAAAATATTATGGCTTGTAAAAATACTTGCCGGCTTTGTAATCGTTTGATTATTTCAGAATCAGTCGTATACACAGCCGGAACAGGTCTTGTTATAAGAATTCCGGCAGGCTCTTATAACGATAATGAAAAATATTGTATCGTTGTTGGACAGGCGATTCCTGATACAACAGTAATCAATGCTCCTGTTTTTATTCAAATTGGAACCGGAGCAGTACTATATCCACTCACACAGCCGGGGTGTGACCAAGTTACAGCATGCGGTATTAAAACCAGAACGCGATATGCAACAGTTGTTCATACATCCGCAGATTCCGGTACATTCAGATTGTGTAAAAGAGTTTGTTGCACAACAAAAAATTTGAGGGCAATTAATGGAGAGGGAACAGCAGTAACACCAACAGGAGGTGACGCATAATGCATAAATTTGCAAAACAGATAGCAGAATGTCTGAAATCAAAGGTAGAAGGAAAAGGAATTGACAATCTCAATTTGTCAGAAGTTGAAGAGCTAAAGGCTTGGTCTGAAATCATTAAAAACATTGTATGCTATGATAAGGATTATCGTATCATTGAAGCGATGGATAAGGAAGAAAAAGAAGAGGAAGAATCTGAAAAGTATTTTCTGAAAATGCTGAAAGAAGAATACGGCATGGAAGACGAAGAGGCACGAAGATTTTACCGTGGACAGCCGCGAAGTAAAACAAGCGGTCGTTTTATGAGACGTGGTGATGGTAGACGTAATTATACTCCATATTCCTACATGATGCCGGAAATGTATGACGAAGATGCGGAATATTACAGGGATATGGATAGAAGCGAAGGACGCATGTATTATTCCGGTGATTCCGGAAGTGCACCGACTCCAAATTCTGGTAACGGAAACTATTCTGGTGGTCGTAGAGGATACGGAAAAACACGTTTCAACGATGGCACAAGCACCCGATACGAGATGGCAAAAAGAAATTACACAGAAGCGAAAGAACTTCATAACGGAAATAGCACAGAGGACAAACAAGCAAAAATGAAAGAGCTTGAGAAATACATGTCTGAACTTGGAAGTGACATTACAGAAATGATTTCTGATGCATCCAATGAAGAAAAAACTCTTCTCAAGAATAAGTTGCAGGTATTGGCGCAGAAGGTAGTATAAGATTAAGGGGTCGAATCAGACCCCTTTTTAAGTAGGTGATAATATGACGTTTATAATAAATAATCGAATGTGGCACATTGAATTTGTAAATGCTTCAAGTGAAAAACTGCATAGAAGTGACGATTCTTTAACGGTTGGTGTTACAGATGGAAATGATAATTGCGTGTATCTATCAGATTTGTTATCCGGCTCATTTCTTAAAAAAGTATTGTGCCACGAATTATGCCACTGTTTTATGATGTCCTATAATATTTCAATTCCGATTAAACAGGAGGAATTTCTTGCAGACTGGATCAGCATTTATGGAGAAGATTTAATTTATCTTCTGGATGATTTAATGAGTGCAATGTCAAGAGAGGTGCGATATGGATAAAATAGATGAATTGTTGCAATATGTTAGGAAAACGAATCCTGAAATGACAAGAGCAAGACTGATTTTCGAGTTATCACAAAGCCGATATTCGACAGCAGGGTTGTGGAATACATATAAAAATAGTGCATTTAATAAAGGTAAGAGGTAGCCTAGTCTACTTCTTTCTTTTTACGCTTTTTTGTGGTAGAATGTTGGTATCATACGAATGGGAGGATATGAGGATGAAAAAGAAAATTTTATCAATGTTACTCGTAGGGACAATGGCTTTATCAATGACGGCTTGTGGAAGTGGAAAAGAAAGCGGAGTATCAGAAGCGGAATACGACAAGGTTGTAAAAGAACGCGATCAGTACAAGGAAGAGTTAGAAGAAATTAAAAAGAAGGAAGAGGAGAGTAAAGAAACAAAAGAATTTAAAGTAGGCGAAACATGGGAAGTTGATGGGAAGTTTAAAGTTACTGTAAATTCTGTAATCGCAACAGATTATCGTAATCAATTTGATGAAAGTAATCCAGCCGCAGTGTATGTAATTAATTATACATATGAAAATATCGGATTAAAAGAAGATTTGTATGTTAATTTTGAATCGAAAGTTGTGGACAATGCCGGAAAAGTGGCAAGTTCTTATCCCGGTGATACTGAAAAATATCCAGAATCAGTTCCTACAGGAGCGTTTTGTGAAGCAGAAGTTACGATAGGCGTTGAAAATGCCGGAAGCTTTAAAGACTATGTTTCGATTTATGACGACGATTACAATGAGTATTCAGCTATATTTAATTTAGAAGTACAATAAAAAAGGAGAAATTTGTTATGAAAACTTGGAAATTGGTATCTGGTATTTTGTCAATTATTTTATTCGTAGTGGTATCTTTTCAATCTTGCGCGGTTGGAATCGGAAACACGCTTGGGGAAACAGGGGAAGTTGGTGGAAGTGGAGGAATTGTTCTTTCAATCTTAATGCTTGCTGGAGGAATTGTTTCAATCGCTACTAGAAACACAAAAGGAAAAGGCGGGAACATTTCTTTAATTATTCTTTTTGGGTTAGCTTCATTTTTCGGTTTTGTATTGGCAGGAAGTTATACAGACTTGAAAATTTGGGCGGGATGGTGTTTAATCAATGCTATTTTAGCAGTTGTTGCGATCGTAAAAAGTAAGAAAACAGAATAATTTTTGATGTACTGATAGCGGTGGAGAAATCTACCGCTATTTTCTTAAAAAACACTTGACAAAATGTAATTACAATATTAATATGTAATTACATTAAGTGAAAGGAGATGGTATATTGTCACCGATGAAAGGTCAGAAAATTAAAGATGACCCAATCAATAAGCTTGTTCACTTTAGAATAAACGATGAGACAAATAAACAGCTTGAATTTGTTTCTCAAAAAAACAATGTGAGCAAATCAGAAGTGATAAGAAAAGGTATTGAAATTCAATACAAAGAGTTAAAAGAAAAAGAGTAATCGTTCCACCGACCAAAGCGACACGATTACTCCACAAAGCACACACCAAAGGAGCATGCACAATTATTGTATCTCTTTTTGGTGTAGTTGTCAAACATCGAAAGGAGATTTTTTTATGGAAAAAGATGTAAAACGTACTATTTTACGAGTATTAAAAGGCAAGAAAGGAACCGGTAGAAAGCGTACACAAAAAGAAGTTTATTCTCAAATGCAAAGATATAGACAAATAACTGCAACCGTTGAACCGAATCTTGATTGGGAAGATTACCTCAATCTGATTGATATTGGAACAAAAATCAACGTGAATAACGCAGTGGATTTAGCATTTAGAATAGGCTTTTTAGCTGGAAAGCGGGGAAAATAGTATGGACAAATTTTTAGAAATCACATTTGAAAACCAGATACTTGCAACAAAAGACGGAGATAAATTCGTAGAATATTTCGCTCCGTTTATGGAAAAGCTGAAAGGAATTGTCAGCGCAGAACTGTATGAGGAGTTTGACGAACTGTTAAACGGTTGCGCCAATCAGAATAACATATTCTATGGCGTGCAGGGAATGAAGCTTGCTATGGGTGTTCTTGACGGAACATATCAGTTGACGGTTTAGGAGGTGTAGATCATGAGTGATGTTATGACAGTTCGAAAGAGCTGGAATAGGAAAGATATTACAGGACAAACATTTGGCTATTTAACTGCAATTGGATACGATCATTTTGATGGTAAGAGTAGTTATTGGAAATTTAGATGTAAATGTGGAAACACTGTTATACGTTCTTTAAAAAAATTAAGAGAAGCGAAAACTCCTAGTTGCGGCTGTTACGCAGAAGAAATAAAAGCAGAAGCGAAAAGGAGACGTGATGAAAAAGAATCTAAAAGTAAATACTATCACGAAAATGCAAAATGCAATCGAAATCTTGAGGGAAACAAAATAGGAAAACTAAAAGTGATTAAGTTGCTTTCAGAAAAATCTGGAATAGACGCTGAATATTTGTGCAGATGCGATTGTGGAAACGCTGTAATAAAAAAGCAGAAATACTTGATAAACACTTCTAATAATCACAGTTGTGGTTGTGGAAGAAAGAATGCTGCTTGCAGGGATAAATCAAGGAATAGATTGCTTGGTATATATAGAAATATGATTTATAGATGTTATAACAAGAACAGTTCATCTTACAAATATTATGGAGAAAAAGGAATTACGGTTAATAAGATTTGGCTCGGAGACAATGGCTTTGAAAAATTTTATCAATGGGCAATACATAATGGATATAACGATGAATTGACGATTGATAGAATAAATCCAAACGGTAATTATACACCAGAGAATTGCAGGTGGGCTGACGCAGAAACCCAAGCTAATAACAAAACAAACAACATTCACGTTCAATACGAAGATGAAGTAATGACTTTATCAGAGTTTTGTAGAAAATTAGGATTAGATTACAAAATGTCAAGATTGATTATACAAAATGATTGCGTTTTTTCTGGAGAATATATCGAAAAAATATTGCAGAAAAAAACAAATCCCCCCCTATAGTTAAAATTGAAGTGAAAAATGAACTAAAAAATATCGAAAATTTTATTGCAAAAATTTTTAAAGCCCCCCCCCTATATATTTTTATGGGTCGAAATTTCAGATAAAATCCGTTGAAAATTTCACACCGATTTTGAACCGATTTTAAGGCTGGAAGTAGTGCGGAACTGCCAAAAAAAACGCGGACTTTTAGCGCATTTCTTCTGGTGATCTGTCGAACTGACAGCGCACAACATAACTGTACACGCTCGTATTTTGACCGTATAGCGCATTTTGTTATAAAAGCATGAATTATAGTGTAAACGGTAAAGATGTCTCATATCGTCAAATATAGACTTTTTCATGGCATTTGTCAAGGTGCAGAAAAAGCCCGGAATAATTCCGGGCGCGTTTTAATAGCCAAATACAAGCCAGTATATAAACATAAAAAAAGATTGATCCAAACGATAAAGCGAACAGCTCAAGCCATTCAATAAATACTTTTATTTTTCTTTTCATTTCCATCACCTCTTAAATTTTAATAACTGGCAGTTATGCTGCCGCCGATCAGCTACAACCCGGAATCTGATACGCTCACGCCGGAAAGCGGATATTTTTAATAAATGGGATGTATCAACCCTTTCTCTGTCCTCTGCCTTTTCACGGAGTTGGAACCGCCCACGCTGGCATTACAGAGCCGGAACACGTCCGGCTATGCTTCTTCCATCCAGATGTTATATATCTGCTCTGGGCTGTATTCTGTAAACCACGAAACAACCATTTCTAATTGTTCGCCCATTTCTTCCCAGATGATTTTTAAATCATTTCCGATTGTTTCACAGTCAAGGAATTTTCCGCTGATACCGTAATCAATTTCACTGTTCTTGTACCAACTATTTGTAATTTTCTCATTTAGATAATTTTTAATATTTTCAATTTTCATGTTTTCCCTTTCTGGTCTGCCATCATCAGCACCGGGAGACCGTCCCGCGGTGGACGCTCCTAAGAGCGTTTCGGCTGTTTATAAATTACAAAAAAACTTCATCTTCTCTATAGTATTCTTCCATGTCAACAGCTGCACTGAATCGGTCTGAAACGCTGAAAGAATAGCCAAAATCTTTATTATAATTTTTGCTTGCCTCTGTCGCTATGTAGTAGTATGCGTCAACGGCTTTTTCCTTGTCATATGCGCCTTTGATGGCTTTCTTTCTTAAGTTTTCGATTATCGGCGTTATCATTCTTCTGTATAAATCGTCGTCGCTCGTTGCGTATAAAAATAAATCTATGCTTTTAGAGGTTTCTTTGTAAATCATGGATTTTGTTCTTTTCATTGTTTTTTACCTTTCACCCTGTTATAATGGGTTTACCTTTCTTTTTTTTGATTGGTGCCGGTTGTGTGTCTTCCTAGGATTTCAACCGGCTTTTGTTTTATTTGTTGATATCAATATAACACTAAAAATAGTGTTTGTCAACACTAAAAAAGATGTTTTTATAGCAAATTATTTATTGCGTTTCTGATGTGAGTATTGTATAATTACATAAAACAAAAAAGGGAGTGATTTGAATGTTTTCTTATAAGATAGATGTATTAAAGGCGTTGTCTGAACGCGGGTATACATCAACAAGAATGAGGAAAGAAAAGATAATGAGTGAAGCAACAATGCAGAACCTTAGAAAAGGTAAAGGAATTACAACTGACACAATAAACACTATTTGCATTATATTAAGATGTCAGCCATCGGATATATTGGAAATAGAGCCGACTGATGAGGAAAAAATAAGATTTTTTTAACACTAAAAATAGTGTTGACAAACACTAAAAACAATGTTATTATAATATTGTCGAAAGGCAATAACCCGAACGGGAGAAAGGAGAACCATGAACGAGATGACCAAAGAAGAAATGCAGAGATTTTTAAATCGTGAAGCTGAAAAGGGCAGCACAGAGTACGAAGCACTTAAGGCACTAGCGGACATTCTTGGGATTGAATTTCCGGAATTGAAGCAAAAAGAAAAAGCAGAATAACCGGACAGCATAAGCAAAAAAGGGGCGGAGAGATTCGCCCCCAATATTTTTAGAAAGGAAGCGAGGACTTGAAGAACAAAACAAAGAACAGTACAAGGGCGGCTGTGAGTCGATACGATGAAAAATTTGAGCGAGCAATGATAAGAATGCCAATAGGAACTAGAGCAATGATAGCAGACACAGATCTGAGTGTTAACGCTTTCGCGAACGATGCAATAGAAAGACAGTTAAAAGCGTTGGAAATGTTTGATTTTGAGGACGATATAAAGAGTATGACACCGCCGAAAGAAGTTGACGGAAAGCCGGTTTATAATTTCGTGGACGAAAGAAAACATATAAAACCGGGCAGATGGTGGCATGACGTTGTATTCTTTTGGGATGATCTGGAACTAAACGACTTATTTATCAGGTTTATGGACGAAGAAGAGCCAGGAAATAATAACTACAAAGACGGATGCCGGATTATTTTTGACATTGTCGATACTTCCAGATATGAAATTGTAGACGCAAAATACACGGACGAAGAGCTGGCACGAATGACATACAAGCAGTTAAAGAAGATTCCCGAAAAAGACTTTGGGGGAAAGCAGGACAACGCCGATAAATTAAAACGTAAGTTTAGAAAATACCTGTATAAAGGCGAGAAACAACCGTTATATGATTTTCTCGGAGTTGGTCAAGAATGAACGGAAAACAATTTATTTGCAACAGCTCTATTATGACAGATAGCACTTTGAGCAGATCCGCGAAATGGCTGTATGTGGTGCTGTCGTTCCTGTATGGTCAATATGGCTTTAAAACGGGATATTTCTACCGTACAAATGAACAGCTTGAAAATGATTCTGGAATTGAAAACAGAACATTAAAAAAGTGCAAAAAGGAACTTATTGACGCCGGATATATAAAGGTTTGGCATCATAACACGAATGAAAATACAAAAAATATTAGGGTGTGTTTTTATTCAATTTTGAAGTGAAAGGGGTGTAAAAACATCCCTTTTTTGATGCCTAAAAATATATAAGCATCTTATACGATTTCAAAATAAGCAGCTTATACGCTCAAACATACCGCAAATCCCTATTTTACAAGGGTTCGCATTACTTTTCTAAAACTCTAAAATACATGGATTTTCTATCTTTTTTCTTCAAAATTTCGATTTTATATAAGTTGCTTATATGTTTTTTGTCCTTTAGATGGTGTAAAATTTTCCCCTCGGTATGGTGTAAAAAAATCACCACCTAAAAGATTATTGATAAAGATTACAAGAAGAAAAAGAAATATTAAAGAAAAAGTGAACTCACTGACTGAATCATTTTCGAGGTATTTTGGGGATGATCTGACATCCGATCAACCAGACATTCGGGAATTGATATTTTTTAATCTATGCTTGACGATTATATTTTATCGGTGTATATTATGGGCATACAAACAAACGGTTTTTAATTTATAAAATTAAATACAATTAAATCCGCCCAAATCCCGGCGGTGTGAGAATGGATTCGGGAGATCCGCAACTATATGTTGTGGGTCTCTTTTTTATTATTAAGTGTTAGGAGGTGCGGAAAATGGAGAGAGTACAGGATGCAGAGCAGACAGTCGAAGTATTTGAGAATGAAATACAAATGTATTTGTCTATGTTCTGCGAATCCAACGCGATAGAAAGTGAGTATGATATATTGCCGAGCCAATGGAACGCAGCGCTGAGCTATATTTATAAACACGTTATAAAACCAAATCCCGATATATTAACTATACCTCATACCGTTAGTAATAGTTATAATATTAATGCTGTTGATGATCTGTTAGAGATGTATATCTATATGTGTTACTGCCATAATCAAGAGATAAGTATAAAGGGATTTTGTTTATTATCTGGTATATCAAGAGATACAATACATTCGTGGGGGAATAGTAATACAAGGGCTTATATATACAAGGACTTACAAGGGAATATTATAAGTGATATAGCAGTTAACAACCTGAAAGAAGGGGAGTATATCAAAGAACCAAGTACAGCGGCCTCAGACATTTACAAAAAATTAGTGGAAAATAACGAGGAGTCTCTCGTTTGTTTGCTAAAAGACAGAAGAAACAACCCAATGAAATACTTGCCGATACTTAACAAACGTCACGGTTGGAATCTTCCGGGAGTGAGCAAGGAACGGACTAGCGAAAGAGCATTAACAGCTTCGGAACTTCCGAAACTGGGAGAAGTAAAGCAGATCGAGAGCGAAAAAGATTGATGTATTTTAACATTTAGAAACGGAGAATAATTTAGATTAAAATATATCATTGACATTGGTGCAAATATAATAAAACACGTATAGATGTATTTGATAAATAAGGATTTATTCGATAGATACATATGTTCGATAGTAAATGAATGATACCTACCCCTCTATACACGAACGCAAAAATCTGCCTACTTAGTCCCCCAAATTCCGAAATAAACAAAAAGAGGTATTTATGAGACAGACAGGAGGTTATATGTCGTGATATTAGCACTAACAGAAGAACAGGCAATAGAAATACGAAAAACCGGATTGTCTGTTATACAGTTTAAGTATTGCATCAAGAATGGAATTAGCATAGCGGTCTACAATTTAAGACAATTCCTCATTGCTGCTAAATCAGCATTCGAGAAAATGGGAAAATTATTCAAGCGTGTTAGAGATGTCATTGACGATATTCGGTACTTTTTTGAGACAGTACAAGACAGGCTCGGATATCCGGTTTCAAGAAGATATAATTTTGTGAAAATTCTTGGCAATATTGGATACCGGAAACATGACGTTTGGGTTGCGACTCGCACGTATTTGCCAAGAAGTAACTGCTGATTTCAAAAATTTTTCAAAAAATAAAAAGAGGGTGATACACATGAACGGATGTTGCGGAACTTGCAAATATGGTCACTACGATAAAATGCAAGGCTATGTATGTGTGAATGATGAAAGTGAATATGTAGCCGATTTCGTAGAATATGAGCATTGGTGCGAGGACTGGGTGAGTAAAAATGATGAAGATGATTAAGCGGTTATTTTGCAGGCATAAAAGAACAACGCATTTATACACATATCTGGAACGGCAGAAAGATGGTTCATGGATCACAAATCACGTTTGGAAGTGTATGGACTGCGGGAAGAAGATTTATTAATGATTAAAGGATTTTTGTTGGCATTTGACGTAATTCTGATTGTGTTGTTCTTAGTAATTGCAATCTATGCAGTAAAGGTTAAAGAAAAAGGGATTGCAACATTAATGGGGATGGTTTCAGTGATAATTGCTTTAAATTCCCTGTTCATTTTAAATTCATAAGATTCTGTGAGGTGCTGGAAAAGGTAGACAGATTTAGTCGTGAGAACTGTGCAAATTACTTATCTTGTGACACGAGCGAAAGCGTAGACTGTCGGAAAAAAGAAATCGAAAAGACATGGTTCATGTGTGGTGCAAATCCACACCCTCACAATCGACGCAGTTTTTATTTTTTATTGTTTCATCCTTTCTCCCCATAGCGGAATGCTGTTAAGAGCCGTCACAAGGCTCGTGGGGATTTGAATAAGCAATTAAATACAGCGTGAAGAGACGGTAGCGGAACAAGGTTTCGTGGAAGCACATATTTGTGTGGATGGTACAAGTCGGGTAAACATCTGGTCGAAACCCTGCCGATAAACAACAGAAAATCATAACGCTTGTCCTCATTCGTGAGTGCCGACTAACTGTTGCATAATCTCAGTTGCTTGTTCTTGTCAGTAAAGACGTTAAAACCCGTCCTTATACCGAGACGATAAATCTGTTCCATCACGAGAAGATGGTTAAAAACTGTCGCCCTGGCATATGGCAAGTTCGCAATAATGTGCCGATATAGACATTTTCCACTCGTGGTCGGTTTGAAGTCCTGCAATGCTATACAATCGACAAAAAACTTAATCCAAAGGAAATGAGACAAATTCAGTGATTGCAGTAGTCTGGATGCTTTGGATATTCGCCGGAAGTAATTAAATGAGTGACTGCTGGGCGGTCGAGGGTGGTTTATAAGGCGGATTAGTGTCAAGCATGGCACGATAAATATGAATGCAAGCAGGGAAGACCTGCTTTAGCCCTATGGTGTAATGGTAGCACACGAGACTTTGACTCTCGTAGAATAGGTTCAAATCCTGTTAGGGTTGTGCGTCCCGCTCATTACCGGATAGACGAGCGCATGATGTCACTGCATCGGCAAAAAAAATCAATGCAAAGATAGGAGCAACTGCAAATCCTAGGAAGTTGTTCTCATCTTGGAAACCTCACAGAAAGGGGAATTGTTATGTGTGAATTTTGTGAAGAACAAAAGATAATTGAATTTTTTGATGGGAAAATTACATGGCATATCAGAGAAAAAGGAAAAGGTTATGACATGTACTATGCAAATAGCAAGACTGGGGAACTTGGAATAATCGATATTTCGTATTGCCCTATCTGTGGAAGAAAACTAACAGATGGAGAAGAAAAGCATCTGCACGAAAATGAAGAAAAATTTACAAAATGCGATAAATGTGAGCAACTAGAAGAATGTAAGGAAAATAGAAAAGTGCTTAATATTAATTCTGGTTGCGAAGAATTTCCACATTATGTTCCAAACATAGGAACATTTTGTGGAAAAAAAGAAGTTGAAACAAATACAGACATTGCAGAATCTATTGATAAAATTGCAAAACTAAACGATAGACATCAATCCGATTGCATTAAAATCAATCAGCTAAATGTGGTAATTGATGTGCTTGTGGAAAAGTATGCGAGATTACGGGAGGTTCACGGATTGTGAGAGTGATTTTAAAAGATAAAATTTACGAAATGAGCCGAAAGCAGTTTTGCGGATTATTAGACATAGCGAAACGGTCTGTTAATATGGGGATTTATGCCGTGCAGAAAGATGGAGTTGCGGAAATGAAGAATGAACAATTTGACTGCAAAACTGATTTAAGAAAAGCGGTTGTGGAATATGTGAAAAATGGATTCAGAGTATATTGTAATTGTAAAGGGGAATAGTTATGATTCACGAGGAAAAATGGTACACATGTGATCGCTGCGGAGAACGGATTGAAAATCTGGTAGAAGATGTTCTTGATTGTCTTCCAGAAGAAGTGTCAGCACAAATTCCAAGAGACGATTATTTGAAAATTATGAGCGGAGAATCGGATATTTCTATCGTAAATGCGGAATTTGATGGAAAAGATACTGAAACAGTTACAATACGAAAAGTGTTCTTAACGAAAGAAGATACAATTCATTTGTGCGGCAAGTGTAAAAGGAAATTTGAGAGGTTTATGAAAAATGATAAAGAGGTTATGTAATCTGTACATAAAGAGAAAAACAAAAAATCTAACACGAATTCCATTGTTCACAATGACATTTAATTATAAAAAATATAAAGAAAATGGAAAAGAGAATAGTTGTATGTTGTATACACTACACCCGGATATTGCGCGAGACGAATTTTTGAAAGAAAATTTGCAGAAATGTGTAGATTACATAAGAGAAAATTACGATATGGAAGTTTTTACTAAAATTTGAAATTGGAAATAGAATTTTGAAAAGAGGTATGCAAGATGAAAATATATAATCCGTTCAAAAAAATTAGTAAACTGGAAAGAGAGCTAAAAAGATTCTTTACTCGATTTAGATGACTTGAAAAGAGAAAACGAAAGACTTAGTGGAAAACTTGAATATTTGAGAGAAAATAAAGAAAACCATGAAACAGGAATGTGGTGTAATGGATGCAAAAATCTTGTAAAATCAATGGAAGATACTGCTTTTGGTAGAAAAGAACTAAGATTTTGTATGTTAGACAACAAATGCAAAGACAGGGAGATAGAGAATGAGTGAAAAAGAGATTCAGAAAAAGATTGTGGAGCAGTCTGGAACGATTGCGAAAGCAATTTGTAAAGGGAAAGACGTGGAATTAAGAAAATCTGCAAGTGGCGTGTCTGTTGCGGAGATTTCTAAGAAAGTTGTGGCGAGATGAGCACAGCGAAAGGAATTATTTCTGTTATATTAGTAATACCATACATATTGCTACTAGGATCAATGACTTTTAGCGTGGAATTTTCAGATGGAACAGAAATATGCTACAACGGATGGATGATATAATATCTAATGACATAGCCGAGATGGTGGCTATGTAACAAGTCGAAATGGAGGCTTCTTTTATTTTTGAGTAAAGGAGGTCTCTTTCTTTATGTCTTTGGAACTTCAACAAGCAATCCAATCATACGAAAATTATATATCGGATAACGGAATAGATGAATCTGTCATTGATGCAATGATAGAAGCGTGCAAAGTGGCATATCAGACGGAAAAAGACATTCCGTATGCGCTTAAAGTGTCTGCAAGGACGAAAGAGATTATAGAGAATTTTGTTCTAAATCTGACGGGTACGGATATTTGGGGACTAGAGAAATATTCTTTTGAAAACAAGGTCAAGTATGAAATTATAGACAGGTTTTATGAAGTTCTCTTGTTGGAAGCGCAAAATAAGATTGTAGACAGCGGTTTTCGGTATTTGGAGCGGAAAAGAGAACCGAAAGAACGATTTTATATGCCAAGAAGAAAACAATTTTTGAAAATCGGTCTTGTGGATGCGCTACAAGGAATGATCGATGATAAGTATGACATCCTTTGCATATCACTCATTCCTGGTGCGGGTAAAACTAGTGTGGAAAAATTTTTTAATGCTTTAGTAATCGGATGGTTTCCGAAAGACTTCACGCTTTTTTACTCACATAGTGGCGATATTACACGAATGTACTATGACGGTGTGTACGATATTGTGACAAACACAGATGAATACACATGGAATGAGATTTTCCCGGATTTACATGTTACAAGCACCAATGCAAAGATGGAGCAGTTCAACGTAGGGAAATACAAACCATTCCCAAGCGTGCAATGCACATCTGTCGGAAGTAAAAATGCCGGAAAGGTTCGTGCTTCCAAGTTTTTGCTGGTTGATGATATGATTGGTGGAATTGAAGAAGCAATGAATCCTAGTATTTTGGATAAATTGTGGGATAAATACGCCGTAGACGCACGTCAGAGAAAGATACAGGACACAGACGGAAAAAACTGTAAAGAAATACATATAGCGACCCGCTGGAGCGTGCATGACGTTATCGGGCGTATTCAAAACATGTACGCCGGAAATCCAAGAGTAAAAGTGATTGCAGTACCGGATATTGATCCCGTTACAGGAGAAAGCAATTTCGAGTATGAGTATAGTGGTTTCACGAAAGAGTTTTTTGCGGATCAACAATTACTCATGGATGATATTTCTTATCGGTGCTTGTATAAGCAGGAACCGATTGAACGTGAGGGGTTATTATTCCCGGATGATAAAATCAGACGTTATCTGCATTTGCCACATGGAGAACCGGAAACTATCACTGCTCAATGCGATACAAAAGGAAAAGGAACGGACTATTTTGTAATGCCTATATTGCAGAAATACGGAGAAGATTATTATTGCGTTGATTGTGTCTGTGATAATACTGCCGATTATGAAATGCAGTACGAGAATGCATCGAATGCGATTGTGAATAACGAAGTGAAAGAGTGCGAATTTGAGCGTAACGCTGGCGGAGATCGTGTGGCAATGGAAGTAAATAAACGTGTAGAACAAAAAGGATGGATATGCAATATTACAGATGTCCCAACAGAAACGAACAAAGAAGCGAGAATATTCCAATGTTCTAACTGGATTTTGCAACACGTTATATTCAAGGATTCATCACTTTATAAACCGAATGAACCTTATGGAGTGATGATGTCGCTTTTGAAACAATATTCAGTTTCCGGTAAAAAGCAATTAGATGATGTACCGGATGTTTTTTCAAACTTTGCTATACGAATGACAAAAGGAAACAGAGTTGCCAAAGCCGAAGCGATACACAACCCATTCAGAGGAGGAAACGTACATGGATACTAAAACATATTTGCAGCAGATTGAAAGACTAGACAGAAAGATTCAGAATAAATTTTCCGAAATCGCACAGTTTAAAACGATGGCAACGTCCATAACTGTTGCACAGAAAGATGTTAATGTTCAGACTTCATCGGATAAAGATAGAATGGGAAGTGCTGTTGCAAAGATTGTAGACTTGGAAACTGAAGCGAATGAAATGATTTGCGAATACATACAAAAACGAGCGATGATTATACAACAAATAGACACTATTTCTGATACTAATATGTATCATATTCTTTTCAATAGATATGTGATGATGAAAGATTTGGGAACAATAGCTGTCGAAATTGGATATTCATTCAAACAGGTTTGTCGTATTCATGGAAATGCGTTAAAGGAATTTGAGAAACTGTATGGAGATGATTATTTAAAATCCGCTCAAATAGTCCACAAATGTCCTGCAATGTCCACTGATGTCATCTAGATGTCCAAAAGTTGACATGCTATAATAATAATCAGAGAAATAATAAATATTTCCACCAAACATAAAACCCATAAGTATGATTGAAAAAGGGCGCAGAATCAAGCGTCCTTTTTTCGTGGAGAAAATTATGAAAAAGTATAAGGAAAAAACGATATATTGTCCAAAATGCGGAAGAAAAGTAGGAACGTATGATGGACGATCAACAATAGATAAAATTTGCAGATGTAAAAACTGTAACAAAAGAATTGTGTATCACGTTGATACAGGCGAAATGGAGATTAAAAGAATTCCGAAAAGAAACTGTTCCTCTGGAATGACATTTATTTAAGGCGGTGCTTTATGTATAACTATCCACATAAAAATTACAGACCGTTTTCTGCTATTTGCGATTGTGGATTTGGGAGAAAAATCATTTACACAAGGAAAAGGCAGATTACATGGCGAAATATCGTAGATGAATTGAATAAAGCACTTGCAATCCATAGACAGAATGCAACGGAAATTGAGTATCTCGACCGATATTATCGTGGCGATCAGCCGATTTTATACAGAAAAAAGGTCAATAGACCGGAAGTCAATAATAAAATCGTTGTAAATCTTGCGTATGAGTTGGTGGAGCGTAAAACCGCTGATATTTGCGCAGAGCCGATACAATACGTCCTTCGTGGTACGGACGATAAGAAGTCAGATGAAATCTCATGGCTCAACGCAATTATGGATTCCGAGAATAAACAGGAATGCGATATTGATATTTGCAGATGGCGATCCATCTGCGGTACTGCATATCGGTTTATCGGAAATGATGAGGGAAATGGTTCGGTTTTGGACGAAAGCGACTTTGAGTTGTCTTCTGAAAACCCGATTTATACATTCGTGGTGTACTTTCCGAATAATAAACCGGCTTTTTCATGCCAGATTCGAGAAGATGAAAATGGTCAGGAGTTTTATTTTTGCTATACGAACGGTCAGTGGTTTGAAATTTCAGAAGGGAAATTGAGAAGATTCGGGGTAAATGGAAATGGAGCAATTCCGGTTATTGAATATCCGAATAATTCCCGTAGGCTTTCTGATATTGAAATGACTATTGCCATTACAGACGCAATCAACACACTTTCTTCTGACAGAATCAATGGAATTGAGCAATTTGTCTCTTCGTGGGTGAAATTCGTAAACTGCGAAGTAGATAGAGATAGCTTCTTGAGCATGAGACAAGAAGGTGCGCTTGTTGTGAAGTCTAACAATGGAATGGAAAACAAAGCGGACGTTGATGTAATGACAACGGAACTGAATCAGACAGAGGGGCAAGTTGTATTTAATGATTTATTTGAGCGTTTTCTTGATATTCAAGGGTTGGCAAACCGAGCAAGTATAAATTCTGGTGGAGATACCCAAGGCGCAGTCAATCTACGCAACGGACATTATGATGCCGGACTTCGGACAGCAATTAATGAGCCTATCTTGAAAAAGTCGGAGAATATGTCTATTAAGATTATCCTGAACCGACTGAGAATTTCAAAAGGTTTTACGCTTGTGCCGAGCGACGTAGAAATTCATATTAACCACAACAAGTTAGACAATATGATGGTAAAAGCGGAAGTTTTACAGATTTTGTTGAACTGCGGAATTCATTATAAACGTGCAATCAAGGTCATTGACATGTTTAGCGATCCAGAACAAGTTGCAATCGAAAGTAAAAACCGGATGGAAAGCCTTTATCCAGACAAAATAGAGAAACAAGAAAAAATAGAAGAACCAGTTAATAAAAAAGTAGTCGAACAGTAATCGGCTACTTTTTTATTTTATAAATTTGCAGTTATGCGTCAAATAGCAAAAGCAAAAAATCCAAGCTGATAGAACAGCGAAAACAAATGTAGATCACGGAGGTAATCAAAATGACAAGAGAAGAAGCAAGACAAAACTTAGTGGCTTTAGGAATTGAAGAGCCAAGTGAAGCACAGGTAACAAATTATCTGAATCAGTTTCACAGCAATCGACCGAATCCACAACCACAGCCGTCACCACAGCCAACGCCTACACCGCAACCACAGCCAACTCCGACACCGGAGACAACACCATCTCATGATGATGGCGGAGAATTGGAAACATTGAGAAATCAGATTGCACAGCTTCAGAAAGAAAATGTGCAGAAAGATATTCGTGCGTATGCAGCTGAAAAAGGATTAACAGGAGAACAGGCAGAAAGCGTGCTCGCAGGATTTCAGACAGATTTAGAAGCTGCTAAGAAAGCGATTGACTCTATCGCACAGATTATTTCCGATAAAGAAACCGCAGCAGCCACAGCGAAAGAACAAGAGCTATTAAAAGGTACTCCGAATCCAGGTGGTGGAACTGGCGGTAATCCAGGCGATGATAAGCCGGAAGATGTGAAGAATGCGGAAAGCATCTCTTTTGGAAACAAAGCGGACGAACAGTCCATGAAAGATTATTACGTTTTGAAATAGGAGGTTAAAAGACTATGGGAAAGCCTATCGTACATGAGTATGGACAAAATAAAGGTATTTTGAAGTTTTTCCCTTATGAGGGCGCAGCGTGTGTTGTTCCTCAGACAATGAAATCTTCACCGGATGAAAACGGTTTGAAAATTGTTCCGGCTGGAACGCCATTTCCGGCAAATGATAACAGTTGCCTTGGCTATCTTCTGCATGATGTTGACGTAACACAGGGAGATGCACCCGGAACATATGTTTATCAAGGAACAATCGACTGGAAAAAAGTAGAATCACTATCAATCGCAGATGCAGCTAGAAAAGTAACACCGAGAGTTACATTTTACGGCGCACCGGCGATCTCGGAGTAAAAGGAGGAATAAAAAATGGCATTACCATTGAGAGAAGCGTTTACCGCTAGAGCTTTAGGAGTCCTGTGGAATGATTATAAGGCAAAGCTCGGTACGGGACCGTATAGTGGAAGAATGAAGTTTGGAACGGTGAAACAGGACAGCCTTGATTTGAAGTTTATTAAAGGAAAGAACGGTCTCCCGGTATCTTTGAAAGCATCAAATTTTGACGCGCAAGCACCATTAAGGGATGTTGGTGGATTTTCCGATATTCAGAATGAAATGCCTTTTTACCGTGAAAGTTACATGGTAACAGAGAAAGAAGAACAGGAATATGCAAATTATCAGTCTGCGGAAAATTCCAACATGGCAAATCAGGTTTTACAAGAAATTGCTAAAAAGCCTTTTTCTCTGATTCAAGGCGCTTTGGTTGTACCAGAACGTCAGATTTGGGAACTTTTGGCACCGGAAGATGGTGTTCCGAAAGTAACCGTAAATATCGAAGGAAAGAAATATGTTGTTGAATATACAACAGATAGTGGAGCGGCGCATAAGAAAGATCACTTTGTTGAGATTTCCGGCGATGAAGATAAGTGGAATGCTTCGGCAACTGCAACGCCACTTGACGATTTGATTCAAGCAAGACGTGATTTTGCGAAGAAAACCGGATACTCTTTGACAAGATTTTCCATGAATACAGAGACATTTGAAATGATTCTGAAAGCAGAAGATACAAAGAAGCAGGTACTTGGAATCACTGCATACAATGGCGGTATCAGAGTGAGACAGGCTGATGTACTTTCTTACTTAAGAGAGTACGGAATTGAGATCGAAGTATACGACAAAGTATACATTGATGAAGAAGGAAATACAAAGTATTTCATTCCAACAAACATTGTTTCTGCTCAATCTGCCGGAGTATATCTTGGTGATTATACATTTGGTAGAACACCGGAAGAGAGAAGTGGAAGTTTGACAGATGGGAATCTTTCTCTCGTAGAAACAGGTATTTCAGTATATTCATATACCACAAATCATCCAATTAACACACATTGTGTAGTTTCCATGATTGGACTTCCTACTTTTGAGGGTATGGACAGCGTTGTTGTTATGAAGGTTGCGTAAGGAGTGGTTACATGATTGCTACACACAATATCAAGATAGGTGGACGTTGGTATAAAGCCGGGGAAGAAATCAATTCCTCGGCTGATTTTATGAATACGCCAGAGATTCCAGAATATGGAGAGAAGAAGTTTACTAAAACAGAGATTTATCAAATGCCCGTAAAAGAACTTCGGGAGCTTGCTACCGAGTATGGGATTGACGGTGCAGAGTATTTGAACGGTTCGGATATTAAGAAACTTCTTATTGATAAGTTAGGACTGTAGGTGAAAAAATATGGCGTACTCAAGATTAGAACAACTTAAAATTCGGTTGAGACAATCTAATGTTTCATGCGAGCAAGAAGATAAGTTCTTAGAACAGCTTCTTTATCAATCAGAACAAGATGTGCGTCTTTACCGAAATTATCCAGACAATTACACAGAGGAGATGATTGAAAAGGATATGAAGAAATTCGACAGTATCATCATAGACTTGGCTTTGTATGATTGCAACCAAGAGGGAGGAGAATTTCAGATTTCCTCTTCTGAAAACGGAACTTCAAGGAGTTGGATTGACCGGGATAAAATTCTCGGAAAAGTTACTCCTTTTGTGAACGTGTTATAGAAAGGGTACGGTGATCCAATCATCTCCCGGCTACTGGGTTAAGTGGCAGACGATTGTGCGTACCATAGCGGTGAGTTTACTGTGATGGTGCAGGGATATGGCACTTGGCGGTGGTGGGCGGCTATATAAAAATTCCCGAAAGGAGAAAGAAGAAATGGAATATTTTTTAAATTCCCTCGGTGATATAACAATCGGAAATGTGGCTATTTTGCTGTGCACAGTAATTTTTCTTTTTAGATGCTATAAGAAAGTGGAAAAATATTTTTCTGAAAAGGCTATAAAGGAAAAAGAGTACGACGAAAGAATTAAAAAAGTGATTAGTCAAGCAGAAAATTATCCGAAATGGCATGAACAAAGCCTTTGTATACAGAAAAAGTTTGGAAATTCTATTGACAATTTAGATAGAAAGATGGATAAATTGCAAAAATTAAATGATGAGGGAATGGCTCTTACTTGGAGATACAGAATCCTTAGATTTGATGATGAAGTTCTGCATGACGATAAGCACACAAAAGAACACTTTGACCAGATACTTGAAGATATTACAAAATATGAGAGGTTTTGCAAGGACAATCCTGATTTTGAAAATAATAAGGCGTATCTTGCAATAGACAATATCAAAAAAGTGTATAAAAAATGCACAGACGAAGGAACGTTTTTGTAAAGGAGTGATTTTAAATGGAACAGATTGTTATAAACATGACACTTGTTATCGGAATTGTTGGAATTTTTGCTTTCGCAGTTTCAATAATTACGCAAGTTTTTAAAGGAGTATCGGGATTGAAGAAAATTCCGACCGATATTTTGGTTTTTGTATTGTCAATCGGTCTTACGGTTACAGCTTTTATAGCTTATATGCAGTATATACAGCAAACGATTCTGTGGTACATGATTCTAGCAGCAATTCTAGCCGGCCTATTAGTAGCTTTTGTGGCAATGTACGGTTGGGAAAAAGTAGCAGAATTGTGGAAACGATTTTACAGAGTGAATAAGAATGATTTAGAGGATGAGTAATCGTCCTCTTTTTTGTACAGGTGCAAATGCCGGAGAAAGGAGAAAATTATGGAAAATTTAAGAGTAATTGATGTAAGCGAACATCAAGGAACTATTAACTGGGATGCGGTAAAAGGACATATAGATGGGGCAATCTTACGATGCGGATATGGAGATAATATTGCAAGTCAGGACGATAAGCAATGGAAAAGAAATGCAGATGAATGTACAAGACTTGGGATTCCGTTCGGAGTTTATATCTATTCCTACGCGACAAGTGACGCACAGGCGAAAAGCGAAGCGGAACACGTCCTTAGAATGGTAAGCGGATATAAACTTTCGTACCCAATTTATTTGGATTTGGAACAGGCAGGAACGGAAAATGGAGCAATTCAAAGAGCGAATATCTTCGGGGATATCATCGAAAAAGCTGGATACTGGTGCGGAGTTTATGCGAATACAAACTGGTGGACAAACTACCTGGTAGGGTTGGAACGGTTTGTAAAATGGGTAGCACAGTATAATTCGGTTTGCACATATCAAGGAACATACGATATCTGGCAGTATACGTCAGGCGGATCTGTTCCGGGAATTTCCGGAAACGTGGATATGAATCATTGTTATAGAGATTATCCAGCAGAAATTACAGGAGGGGATACAAAACCGACGCCGCCGGCAGTAGCACCATCTGGATCTACGCTTGATCTTGTTGTTGGAGTTATGCAGGGAAAATATGGAGACGGAGACGCTAGAAAAAATGCTCTAGGAAATCGGTATAATGAGGTGCAGAATATGATTAACTATATTGCATCTGCCTCCGTAGATACACTTGTGAAAGAAGTTTATGCGGGAAAATATGGAAATGGAGATACAAGAAAGGCGGCGCTTGGAAACCGGTACAATGAGGTACAAAACAAGATTAATGGTTCCTCCGGCGGCGGTGCAGTATACTACACAGTCCAGTCTGGGGATACGCTTTCTGGAATCGCTGCTAAATACGGTACTAATTATCAGGCAATCGCAAATCTGAACGGTATTCAGAATCCGAACTTAATTTATCCGGGGCAGAAGCTACGCGTAAAATAAGGAGGGTCTCTGTATGCGACTTTTAGAAAAAAACAAGCAGAATTTAAAGTATGCGTTACAAGTCGGAGAAGTTCCAGTTTATGAGAGAGACGAAGACGGAAACATCATATACATTGAGATCGATGGTCAGAAAGTTCCGGTAGAAACAGGAGAGATGGAAATCGGCTATTCAAAACCAGTAGATTTCCGAGGAAATATCGCAATGTCTGGCGGTGAAGCAGAAGCGAAGTCTTTTGGAGTTGATATCAGTGAGTATGACGCTGTTCTTCTTATGGAGAAAGATAGAATACCTATTGATGAAACGTCTCTAATTTGGCATATGAGCGAAGTTAAATATGCAGACGAACAAAATACCATTGTAGATAAAAAGTCGGCTGATTACACCGTTAAACGTGTTCAGCCGAGTCTTAATTTTACAAGGTATCTTCTGAAAAGGGTTGTGAAGTAGCATGGCAAAGAAAGTATTGAAAGCAAATATCTTTTCAATGTCCAGTATTCAAGAATTGCAGAAGCAGTTGAGGGAATATCAAGATTCTCTCAATAAAAAATGTGAAATATTCACAGAGGAATTAGCGAAACGAGGTGTAGAGATTGCGAAAGCAAGGGTTACTACACTTGACGCAATATTTACAGGTGAACTCTTAAACAGCATACACACAAGGAAAGGTAACGGAGATAAAAACACCGTTATCTTTTTTATTGTGGCTGATTCTAAGCACTCGGCATTTGTTGAATTTGGTACTGGTCAACTTGGACTTGAGGGAAGTTATCCATATCCATTCCCGGAGGGCGTGGAGTGGAATTATAACACCGGAAAGACAATTTTTGAGATTGCGCCCGGAAAATACGGATGGTTCTATCCGAAAGATGGAAAATGGTATTTTACGCAAGGTATGCCGTCAAGACCGTTTATGTATGAAACATCATTGGAACTCATGCAAGAGATTCCAAGAATTGCAAAAGGAGTATTTGGAAAATGAAATACAGAAAAAAACCAGTTGAGATCGAAGCATTCCAATATGATGGAGATTTAAAAGGTTCAGATGGAAAATATTATGTTCCAGAGTGGGCGGTATCTGCATTTGAAAATGGAGAACTAATCTATATGTCGTTATCACCACTACATCCGCCATGCGATTTATATGTAAAAACACTCGAAGGTTATATGCATGTTTCTGTTGGAGATTACATCATTAAGGGCATAAATGGAGAACTTTATCCATGCAAGCCGGATATATTTGAGAAAACGTATGAGGCGGTGGAATAAATGCTGGACATGCTAGAATCACAAGTTATCACTCGGATAAAGACGCAGTTTTCTCAAAAAATGAAAGACCGTTATCCAAATTTAAAATTTACAAACTCTGACAGAGCCGATACTGTTCCGAAATTCCCAACTGTGTATATACACGAAATGCCGGGAATGGAAACAGGAGAGGACTTACAAGGAGATACGATCAATGCTGTTTGGTCTTCTTTTCAGATTGAGGTAACAACAAATACCAAAATGAATGACGCAAAAGAAGTAATGAATGAGGTTGTACGCATTATGAAAACCATGAGATTCCAAGTGATTGCAACACCGGAATTTCAGAACACAGACAGCACATATCGAAGAGTAGCACGTTTTCGGCGAATGATAGCCGATGACGATATTTTATAGAACCGAAAGGTTCTTATTTTTTTACAAAGAATAAGGAGGAAAAACAACATGGCTTCAACAAGTTATAAAACTAGGGTGATTATTTCAGAAGAAGAAGTGACTGATTTGAAAAAAGTTGATTTTGCTGGAACTTACAAACTTCTAGTTGCCGCAAAATCAATCCCAGCACCAGTATCAGCGCCTAACACAGTAGAATCAACAACAACGGAAGATGATGCGCAGACGTTTGAAATGGGTATCAAGACATCAGATTCTAAAGAAATTACAGGAAATCTGGACAAGAAAGACTTGCAAGCGATTAATAAGTTGGGCGGAAAAAAAGTGAAAGTCATGCAACTTTACGGAACTGATGGTATCGGCGGCGTAGCGAAATATGCTTATGTTGGTCAGACGATAGCAACGCCTACAGATGTTGGTGGAAATGATGAAATTCTAGAAATGGCGGCAACAATCATTCCAAATACCGTAGCGGCGGAGGTAACAGACGAATATACAGTTACCGACAATAAAGATGGCACATTTACAGTGTCAAAAGCGTAAATCGCCTTTCTTATAAATCGGCAGAAAGAAAAGGCGACACGTTATTTGATGCCGAAACAGAACTTGAAGAAATGATTTATTAAAAATGAGTGGGGCGGTCTACGGACTGCCCCCTCTGATTAATCGGAGGGTAAGTAAGATGAGAAAATTTAAACTTAATGGAAAAGAATATAACGCAAAAGGATTCAGTTTCAACACAGTCTGCGATTTGGAAGATTGCGGATTTTCAATGGGAGATATGCAGAGAAAACCGATGTCTATGGTTCGTGCATACTTGTCTATTTGCTTAAACACTTCTCTGGAAGTGGCGGGAAAAGAAATGGAAGAACATATCGTTTCCGGCGGTGATTTTGAAGAAATTATGAAAGTAATTACAGATGAAATGAACGATTCCGATTTTTTTCAGAATCTCAACAAGACAGAGGAAGAGGAAATTGTAGAGAAACCGGAAGAGAAAACAGCGGAATAAATCCGATAATAGAATACAAAACGCAAAGGGAACTATTTGAAAAAGAATGGTTCCCAAAGGCTCATGCAATGGGTGTTTCTTGGAATGAGTTCTGGATGCTTAATCCAAGAATTATCAAATGTATTGCAGACGGATATTCAGAAAAAATGAAACAACAGGATTATTTAAACTGGGTATCAAATCAATATACATTATCTGCGGTTTCGGTTGCGATTGATAGAGTGTTAAACAGTAAGAAATCAAAGGCTGAGTACATAAAAGAGCCTGTTTTATGGAAATTCCTTGAAGAGTCGCAACTGACCGAAGAAGAGCGTGAAAAAAGAGAGATGGAAAAGGAGATTCTTGCTATGGAACAGTGGATCGCGAATGACAGAGCAAGAGGACTTCCGGAAACAAATATTGAATAACTAGGACGATAGTGTGTTACAGCCTATCGTCTTTTTTTAATGAAAGGATGTGTGAAATGGGAACAACAGTTGATAGTCTTGAAATACAATTACAAGCACAGGCCGGAAAAGCAAATTCGGCGATCGATACGTTGATATCAAAGCTTGGTACATTAAACACATCACTTACAAAAATTAATGGCAGTGGATTGTCCGGTGTATCGAATGGAGTTGATAAACTAAGTCGCTCCATGCAAGGATTAAAAAATGTAGGCGCAGCGGACTATACAAGACTTGCAAAAGGAATTGAGAAAATATCAAATTTGGATAGTGGACAGATTTCAAAGGCAGCAAGCGCGATTGTAGGTTTCGGGAAAGGCTTGCAAAGCCTTAACTCAGTGAATGTGTCTAAAACATCTGAGCAAGTTGCAAACTTAGCAAAGGGAATATCGCAACTTGGATATAAAAGCTCTACAAAAGCGATTGAAAACATACCTTTGCTTGCTAAGTCTATGCGACAGTTAATGTCTGAACTATCTAAAGCACCTAAAGTAAGTCAGAACTTGATTGATATGACAAATGCATTGGCAAAATTGGCTCGGACAGGCGCATCTTCCGGTCGTGCGGCGAATGCTCTTAGCGGAAGCCTTAATACTTATACAAAATCTACACATAAGGCAAGTAGAGGAACAAAAGGACTTGCGTCTGCACTTGGAAAGATGTACGCAACGTACTGGCTATTATTCCGATTTGTTGGGAAAATAGGAGATTCCATAACCATTGCATCAGACCTTGTGGAAGTACAGAATGTTGTAGACACTGTATTTGGAGATATGTCAAGTAAAGTGGAAGAGTACGCACAAAATTCCATTAAGCAATTAGGAATGTCTGAATTGTCATTTAAACAATATGCGAGCCGGTTTCAAGCCATGGGTTCTGCAATGGGGATTGACACAAGTTCCATTGAAAACGCAAATTCATTTTTGAATAAAGCAACGAACGGATATGTTGGCTTGTCTAATTCTATGGCAGATGTATCTTTAACATTGACACAATTAACAGCCGATATGGCATCGTTCTACAATGTCAGTCAAAAGGATGTAGCAGAAGATTTATCAGCTATCTTTACAGGAGAGACACGACCGCTGCGTACATACGGACTTGATTTAACACAGGCTACACTTGCAGAGTGGGCGATGAAAAATGGATTGGATGCAAATGTGAAGTCTATGTCGCAGGCAGAAAAGACGATGCTTCGTTATCAATACGTATTGGCGAATACTTCGGCAGCGCAAGGCGATTTTGCCCGGACTTCTAATACATGGGCGAACCAAATTCGTATTTTGCAAGAGCAAATTAAGAAATTTGCTTCCGTCATTGGAACAGGTTTTATCGCAGCGTTTAAACCATTTGTCCAAACGCTAAATAAAGTCATGGCAAAAGTAATTGACTTTACGCAAAATGTATTGAATGCACTTGGTCAAATTTTTGGATGGAAATTTGAAATCAGCGGTGGTGGAATTGCTGATGATTTAGGAGATGTATCTGGTGATTTGGCTGATTCAGCCGGAAGTTCCGGCGATCTATCTGATAATCTTGGACAAGCTGCTAAAAATGCAAAGAAGCTTCACACTTTAGGAATTGATGAATTAAATATTGTTGAGCCTGATAATGGTAGTACTGGTAGTGGTGGAGCTGGTGGCTCAGGTGGATCAGGAGGTGCTGGTTCAGGTGAAGTGGGAGGTTTAATTGCCAGCTTTAAGCCGAACGATGAGATGTTAGACGCATATAAAAGTAGCATTAAAAGTTTAGAACAGTTAGGCGAATATATAAGCGTCACATTATCAAACACGTTAGAAAAAATTAACTGGGATTCCGTGTATGAAAAAGCAAAAAATTTCGGAACAGGGTTGGCGGATTTTTTGAATGGTTTAATAAAACCTAGACTTTTTTATGATTTAGGGAAAACTGTTGCTAATTCAATCAATACAGCTTTTCAATCTGCAAATGCGTTCGCTGTAGAGTTTGACTGGGGAAATTTAGGGAAATCTATAGCAAAGAGCATAAAAGGATTCTTTGAAAATTGGGATCCTGAAATCGCAGCGGATACATTTAGTAATTTCGCCAACGGAATTTTAGAGTCTTTAACGGAATTTATAAACACTTTACAAGACGATAAAACATTTGAAGATATTGGTCAAAAAATAGTTGAATTTATATGTGGAATAGAGTGGGGAGATTTAACTTGGAACTTATACAAATTCGGAAAGGCATTAGTTAAAGCTATAGCGAACCTTCCGAATGATTTTGCAAAAGGTGCATTGCAATCACTGGTTGATAAAATCTTTAGTGAAGACGCCGAAGTTAAAGTCGGAGACATTGCATTACCCCCAACGAGTCTTTCTGGATTAATGTTGCAATTAGGAAATATTAAGGAATGGGTTGGAGAAACAACATCATCAATAGGCGAACAATTCAGAAAAGGATGGGATGAAGCAAAAAAATCTTGGGAGAACGGAAGTGGATTTTTTGAAGGATTATGGGAAGGAATAAAAGTAGTATTTTCTCCTGTAACGGAATGGTTTGGCGAAAAGTTTGATAAAGGGTATGAAGGTATTAAAAAAGCTTGGTCATTCATTGAATCTTGGTTCTCAAAAAAATGGGAAGCCATTAAATCTCCTTTTAAAAATGTGGGTCCGTGGTTTAAAACGGCTTTTAAAAACGCATATGATGCCATAAAGAACATTTGGAAGGGGTTAGGAGACTTCTTTAAAGAAATTGCAGAAAACGCATTTAAGCCTATTAAAACACTTGTGAATGGCGTTATAAAAGGTGTGAACTGGGTGCTTAAAAAAGTGGGATCAGACACACGAGTAAGTGAGTGGGATGGAATAAAGTTCGCTAAAGGATCGGATGGAGTTCCGCAAAACACACTTGGAATCGTGAATGACCAAGCAGGATCAACTTACAAAGAGCTTATTATTCCGCCGTCAGGAAAACCGTTTATACCCGATGGGCGAAATGTCATGTTGCCGCTTGAAAAAGGTACAAAAATAATGCCCGCGAATCAAACAAAGGCGTTTATGTCAGGCGCTCCACATTTTAAAGGCGGAATAGGTGAGTTTTTTGAAAACGCATGGAGTTCGGTAAAAAGTTTTACAGGGAATGTGTTGGATTATCTTACAAACCCGGGAGAAATTGTAAAAGTTGCAATAAGCAAGTTTGCAAATATATCAAATTTATTTGAACCGTGGGCGAGCGTGGCAGGTGGAATTATAAACAAGACGTTTGACGGAATTGTACAGTATGTAAGCGGAATATTTGATTCAATACAGCCAAAATATAACCCATCAGCCGGAGTTGAACAATGGAGAAACATTGCCACTAAAGCATTGAAAATGACAGGTCAATTTTCAAAATCAAATTTAGACCTTTTGCTTTATCAGATGCAGACGGAATCCGGTGGAAACCCAAAAGCAATTAATAAATGGGATATAAATGCAATCAAAGGAACACCTTCCAAAGGATTGATGCAGGTAATTGATCCGACTTTTAGAACGTACGCATATCCTGGATATGATAAGGATATTTACGATCCATTGTCAAACATATTAGCATCTATTAGGTATACATTGGCTAGATACGGAAGCTTGTCAAACGGCTGGAAAGGACATGGATATGCTTCTGGAATAGGAAGAATTACATTAGCAGATTTAATTCCGAAATATTCTGTTGGTGGCTTCCCGGAAGATGGTTTATTTATGGCAAATCATAATGAACTTGTTGGACAGTTTTCTGATGGAAGAACGGCGGTTGCAAATAATTTGGATATTCAAAAAGGAATTGAAGAAGCGGCATACAGAGGTTTTTCTCGTGCAAACGCAGAGAATCGAGAGCAAGAAAATCTATTGAGAGAATTGATACAAGCGGTTAGAGATGGAAAACGAATTGTAGTAGACGGAAGAGAATTAGTGTCGATTACAGATTCGAGACGTGCAAGGAATGGATATTCGTTTACTTAAAAGGAAAAGCGCCTACTTCGGTAGGCACTTTTCCTTATTTAAAAACAGGAGGTTGAATATGGCATTATCATCGTTTTTGAACGTAAATGGTTATGACTTTCCACCGCCGAGACGCGGGTTTTCGTGGACAATAACAACGACAGTAAACGGTGGAAGGAATGGGAACAACGCAGTTATTGGTCAAAGAGTTGGAAGGGATTTGTACAAACTTAGCGATCTCGAGTGGGTTGGTCTTAATCCGGAAACTCGAAAGATGATGTTAGATGCCATAAAACCATTTTACGTTCCTGTTACGTTTGAAGATATGGCGAATCCGGGACACCCGATCACTATTATAATGTACCCCGGAGATAGGAGCGGAAAACCGTTATTTGTAGATAGGCTAACTCATATGGTAACAAAAGATGAGACGCTTTCATTTAATTTGATTGACGCCGGTTTGGAGTGATCGTATATGCAAATGGCAAGTAAAGAATACATAGAATCAATGAAACTTCCGTTTCGGAATAGAGGATATGTAAAAGTAAGCATAGGAGTTGTAAATTCTGATGCACAGAACAATGCTAAAGTAACAAACACGGAATTATTGTATCTGGCAAATAAAGAAAAACCGTTTGATGGTTACGATGTAAATAAAATATACGCAACATGTGAACAAAATTTCTCAAAAGTCGATGGGACAATGTATTTTCCGCCGCGAAAAGATAGTGGATTAGAAATTTATAACAACGGAATCATCACAAATGAAATTCTTGGAAGTGCGAAAATAGAATTTACAGATAAATCAGGATTAGACATAAAAGGAATAACAATAGATTTCGGTCATTGTTATCCGACAGAATTTACTATAGAGACAAATTTGACCACTAGAATCTATAAAAATAGTTCGGAAAAATTTGTTACCGAAGATTCTTTTGACGGAACGAATTATTTTTGGATAAAGCCAAAAACTATGGTGAATGGGAAAGGCAGACTCAGAATTGGAAACATGATATTTGGAATTGCAAATACATTTACAAATGAAAAAGTGATGGGTTGCAGCATGAAAGAATATGTTTCTCCGATATCAGAAAGTATTCCAAGTATGGATGTTTCTATCAAGGTTGATAACCAAGATTTGTATTATAGCGTAGACAATCCAGAAAGCGCTATTGCGTATATGGAAATAGGACAGGAAGTGAAAGTTACCTTCGGATATGATGTGACAGGAAACGGGGATATAGAATGGTTAAATGAAACAACAACATATCTTAATTCTTGGTCAGCGAATGATACAGAAGCGGTATTTACATCAACGGACAGGTTCTATCAGTTGAGTGATAACTTTTACGGCGGTAAATACAGAAAAGATGGAATCTCTTTATATGATTTGGCTTTAGAAGTTTTGGAAAGCGCCGGAATTACAGATGAAAGAGAATATTATATAGATCCATATTTAAAAAAGATAATTGTGTATAATCCACTTCCAGTTGTAAGTCATGCAGAAGCGTTGCAGATTATTGCAAATGCCGGAAGATGTGCATTGAGAGAAGATAGAAAAAATAAAATCATATTGCGTTCATCATTTGTTCCCAATATGATTGCCGAAACAAATGATATTGCAAATTTTGGTAAGATAGACAACATCTTGAAAGAGAGTAAAAAAGATGCTTACGCAAATGCAAGTAAAGACTTTTCCGCGGTAGATGGAAGCCTTTATTTTTTACCGAAAGACAATAATTACCTAAATACTGGATATGTAAGCGATTCTGTTTCGGATGGAAATGGAATATTTCAAAAAAACCCGAAAATCACAGTGAACTTGGAATCTTCATTCGATGCGTATGGCTTGATTATTAATTTTAGAAACACAGCACCGGAAGAATTTAAAATAGTAACATATAACAATGGAGTCTTAAAAGAAGAGTTTATTGTAAAAAAACCGGATATTAGTTTTTTAACAGATCATGTTTTTCTTGAGTTTAATAAAATGGTAATTGAGGTAACAAAAGGATATTCAAATTCAAGATTATTCATAGATAATATTTTGATTAATGATGTTACGGATTATAGATTGGACAGGGTAAGGGATTTGATTAAAAATCCTACCGGAACACGATATGAAAAAATAAAAAATATTGTGATTACTAGAGAAAATTACAAGGAAAGCACCGGAGCGATTGAAGAGCTTATCCAAGAAACAGTTTCTTTTGAAAGCGATTCTGAATATACGATTTACTTTAACAGGCCGTCATACGGATTTAAAGTATCAGTTCCAGAAAATCCAGAGTTAAAAGTGAGTATTGTTGATTCAAGCGATTTTTACATTAAAGTGCGAATCACTAATATAAAGGCAAAAACAGATGTAAAAGTAAAGGTTGAGGGATATGAGTATCTTACAGAAGAAAATAACTACATTGTGAATCACAACGTAAACGGTCAAGAAATCACATGGAATAACCCTCTTATAAGCACAATTCAGCACGCAAAAGATTTGGAAGAATGGATAGCGGAATATTATCTCGGAAACATAGACTACGAAATCTCGTGGCGTGGAGACCCAAGAACGGAGGCGAATGATTTGTTCTACATGGAACTAAAAGGAAGAGAAGACGCTTTGATTCGCTCTTATCAAAATGAAATATCCTTTAACGGAGCGTGGTCTGGAAACATGAAAGCTAGAAAGGTGGAAATGTCATGGAGGTAGATTGGATAAAACCAAAAACAAATTGGGCGTCTACAGACAAAATGAATTTAGAAGATTACAACCGAATAAAAAACAATATCCTATATTTAAAAGAAAAAGCAAATGAAGTTAATAAAGAATTTTCGATTCAAAATATGGGAGAAGATATTGTTGATTATTTGGAGTTGTGGGATTATGAGAAATTCAATTTGTTTGAGGGTAATATAGAAAAGATAAATCAATCAATTTTCACACAGGATATCGGAATCAAAAAGACGTTCTATCCGAATGGAATGTTTATCAAATACGATGAACTTAACAGATTGGAAAAAGCATGTGAAAAAATGAAAGATATTATTGAAAGACAGACTATCGGTCTTAGAAAAATTCCATTTATTCTTGGAAGATTTAAGGAGGTAAGAATATAATGCCAAAGCAAGAATTACCTGTTAATTTTAAAGATGATATATTAGCTTCAAGCATGGCTGGAAAAAGAAAGTACTTAATTACTCAAAACGAAGATGCAAGCTATTCTTTGGAAGACGTAACAGATTATACTCAATCCGGGAGTAATCTAGGGGCTAAACAAATTAATGAAATATGCCAAGCTATAAACGATTCCGCCGATAAATCTAGAATCATAGACAATCTTGATGATATAGTGGCGAACAAAACACCGGGGATGATCGCAGGAGCGCAGGCTGTAGCTGCGCTAAATGCATATTTGTTACAATTACAAGCGCATCATGATAAAAAGACGCTCACACCGACCGATCTGGGAATAAGGGTCGGAGTGTGGACAGCCATAGCAAACAACTCGTATAAAATCGGTAAAACGATACACC